TTCATCTACTACAAATATAGGAAGATTAGACTTTTCTGCAATGACTTTAGCCATAACAGTTTTGCCAGTGCCTTTGATACCACTAAGCATTACACCAGTAGATAGTTTACTAGTATTATTAAAGTAATTAATTACACGTTTTACAAAGATTTCATCATCTTTAGTCGTGTAAACTTTCTTAGGTAGGCTAAGTGATCCATCTTCTTCAAGGAATACTCCTACTCCAAATCTATCAAACTTCAAGTTGTATACTTTACCGTTTACTAAATCACAATCCAAACCATTAGGTTTTGTTACTATCTTGTTGCCTACTTTAATAAATTCTGACATAATCTGTTATTTTTTAGTTTTTAATTCATTGATCATTTGATCAACTTGTTTTTGGTTTCTTACTAAGTATAGCTTATACTTAGCATTACTCTTCATAAGAGTATATTTAAAGATTTTCCAACGCAAAGGAAATGAATCACCCATTAAGCCTTTACATTCTATTATGAAGTCTTCTCCAATAAAGTCTGGTAAGTACGTCATAGCTCTTACCTTTTCTCCATTATATTCAAATTTAGGTATTAATTCAAAGTGGATTGCTTCATATTGCGCTGGTATATTAGCTTCTTTAAGTTTTTTGTATGTATAGGTTTCAAGTTTACTTCGGAACTTTATACCATTGTAGACATTAGGTGTAGCATTTTTTACTCTACCTTTTGTCTATTTCTTTTTATTTTTTGGTTTCATATTTCCAAATATATCCGTTAGGATCTTTATGTAAGTTATTACAATAACCACTTATTGTACTCTTAGATAAATTACTAAGCTCTGCAGCTTCTTTTAAACTTGTATAGATACATAGTAAACATCCTTCTTTATTAAATTTTAATACCTTCTTATATTTCTTAAGTGGCAATTTATTATAGTTCATATTATACTTTCTAGTACACCATTCAAGATTATTAATATTATTATTATGTTTATTTTCATCTTTATGGTTAACATCTGTATAATTATTTGTGTTTTCTAAAAAAGTAATAGCTACTAACCTGTGTACGGTTTTCGTTTCTATTTTACCATTTTTAGATAAATTTACTTGTAAATATCCTGAGTTTTTAGCAAACTGCTGTAGTATTTTACCTTTTATCTTTCTGGTAGTATAACGATCTCTCTTAACTACTCTATCAATTGACCTTATTCTTCCAAAATTAGAAGCTTCATAATTTTCATAATTTGGTATAACTTTCCAAATTTCATTTTCTTTTTTCATGCTGTTAAATTATATAAACATATAATATTATAACGCATGTTTATATTGTTTGTTAACAATTTTCTCTATTTCTTTTTTTACAGTTTCAAAGTTATTTAATTTTATAGCATCCGATACATCTTTTGCATTTAAATACTTTGGTATAAAACAAGCTTCTAAGCCTATTTTAAGGCTTATTTTACGACTATATCTTACTCCTGCTGGGTCTCTATCAAACAGGATTATAATGCGCTTAAAACGCTTCTTAAGGCCTTCTAATATATCATTAGGTATAAATGTACTTTCTGATGAAGGAGATATAGCTGGTATTCCCATTTCATAGAGGCACATTACATCTTTCATACTTTTAGTTATAATCAAAGTATCACCTTTACTTGGTAATTGAGCATACCCTTGTATGTCATACTCAGTAAGGTTATTCCTCCATTTAGTATATTTATCAGCTAAAGGTCTATATATTTTAAAGTTGTTATACACTTTATAAGCATACATTGGATTATCTTCTTTATATATTCCTTTAACTATTCCATTACATAAGTAATACTTAATACTATTCACATTAAATTTCTTTAATGTCTTTTCGGAGATATTAAACTGAGACCAATAATTGATATCAGTAGGAGTAAATTTCTGCCTTACTATACCAATTACAGTCTCAGATGAAGGTATATATTGCTTAGAGCTATCGAGTTTAGTGTCTGTAGTAATATTAAGCTGTTTAACAATATCTTTTAGTATATCATTATAATTTGTTAAACCTGTATACAATGATACAAATTTAACTATATTACCACATTCACCTGTTCCATGGTCCTTGAATAGTAACTGTTTAGTTCTCTTGCTGTAATAGATTCCAAAAGAAGGATTCTTATCCTTACGAAATGGACTATTATATATTGCACCAACCTTAAACTGTCCAAGGTAGTGAGCATATATATCATACTCACTTACTTTAGATAATATATAATCTAAAGTAATATCAGTAGGGATTTTAACCCTTCTTTTGTCATACATATTTGTATATTTAGTGTGAGAGAGGATGGATTCGAACCATACCACACGCTATCCCCATTTGGCGACCTGTACTACCTATCACAGTTAACGCATCTCTCGTATATCCTATAGAATTTATTACTATAGGATAATATTTGTTATTATATGTTATTAGTTTCTATGTTATTATAGTCACATTACTATTCCTCCATATTTAGTTAATAATGTTAACTAGTCTCCGAATCATGTTTTTTCAGTCTATGTTTGCATATTCTATAAAATAGTACTTCGTCAATAAGCGTTCCCCTATGCGTTGCATAGCCTGACGAGTTATTACTTAGAAATATATTTATAGAAAGAAAGCTGATAAATCTCTATTAGTATAGAGCTAATTCTCTTTCAAACCGTAGAGTAAACTTTTCGTATCATAGGACTCACACCTATCTTTGTACACCACTATACGGGATTAAGGCATAGCTGCTCTTTATGGCATAACGTATCCTAGTCTACTCCAAATAATTCTCGTATTTGTTTAATCTTCCGTTCAGCTGAGTCTTTACTAAGACATTGTCCATGATTTATTACAATATTTTCTTTAGTTTGTTTTAAATCTAAAGGAACTGCACTTCCCATTCCCCAACCATTTTTATATCTTCCTTTCTGGTGAGCAAAGAAATAATAGCGGAAAAACCAAGGGCTAATACCGTTAAGTATTAATCCTTTGTTTAAGGAATCTTCATGACGTTTAAGACACACATGTACTTCATATCTTACTCCTGTTTCACCTTTATAGGTACCACTCGAATCATTTGTACTATCACAAGAGTATACTGCTACTCTATAACCTAAACCTTCAAGTAGATCTACAATTTGTATTGCAGTATATGCTTTATTAAGCATTTCTTCAGCACCTATATTACAATTTTCAGATATAACTACATATACATTTATTAAACGTCCACTTCCAATGCCATGAGTCTTTATTCGTTTCTTCATAGCAGGAAATCCTTCCATTAGACGATCATAATTCATATCATCACCATCTAATTCATCCCATTTATAATCTCTTTTAGAACCTCCTAAACTTAAATTAAGCTCAAGTTTAGCTAGATCTTTTAGACCTTTAGTATAACCATATTGATTCTTCTTAATATTAGCTATATCCATTCCTCTAAAAGACTCAAATTCTGTTTCTAAATGGTTTTGAGTATCCTGAATATTACCTTCAGGTGTTGGATGAAGAGCGTCTTCATAAAACTTAGTGATACTATCGTATTTATAAGTTAGGTTTACCATGATAATTAATTGTTATTGTTTGTTCTCTATCTGTTAACCATCTAGTTAACTGTTCTTTCTCATTATCTGTCCAATTAATAATTAGACGCCATTTCCAATCTAAGAAATGATTATACTTTAAATTATGTCCTGCTTGTATCATACGAGTAGAGCATACTTTTCGTATATTTTGTTCTGAGATAAAGTCTCTAAGAGATCTAACATATTCAACAACTTCACTATCATACCTACTCTCATATTTAGCAGAATACGTAACTTCTACAATACCGCCTATAAATCGGTCTATAGTCGACGCATCTAACTGGTTATTTGCTACATATTGACGGTCGCATCCAAAACCAAAAGTATTACTAGTAGCAATAATAATACATTCCGGATGCCGATGAACTAAGCCTGTGGTTGTCTCAATTTCATCATTAGCTAACGCTGCATTTAGAATCTGCGCCACAGCAGGATCTAAAGCTGTTATCTCGTCAATCAATATAATAGATGGTTTAGCGTAAAATTCTCCAAATCGAGTACTTTCACGTGTCGGATACTTATAACCAATAAACTCAGTAGCCGAAGTCCCAATACCGCAACTAATACATAAGTATGGCAAATCCATGTCTGTTGCAACATTTCTTGCCATTGTACTTTTACCGCATCCTGCAGGACCAACCATCCATATATTCTTTATGCCAGAATCTATAGTTTTACGTAACTTGTCTTCTGGCTCAAGGTCAGTAAATTTAAATCCTAAGTTCTTACTGTCCTCTAGATACTTTAGTCTTTCTGCTTCTATTTGTTCTTTTTCATACTTATCAAGTAATTCATTTATCTCTGCTTCTTTTTGTTTAAGAGATATACAATGAACTATCTTAATAGCAGATAAAGATGTCTTGTACTCATTACCAAGATAATCGATAAATACAAATTTACCAAACGAGTCTTTTAACTGGTAAATATCTTTTCTCTGATTTAATCGTTTCTTCTTTCCATTTTCTTTAATAGTAGTGGAAATAGCTGCATAAACAATGTCTCCTTCTTTTAACTCATCACGCTTAATATTATGTCCATCTTTAATATTAATGTTTTGAATTGTATAATTAGAGTCTATTATATCTGCTTCTTTACCTACTTTTTTAAGGAAAGTTTTATTAATAAATTTTGATAAACGCATTATAAATTGATTTTAGTTATACAAAATAAAAACGAGGATTATACATTTTATAGTATATAATCCTCGTATCGCTATATTTACCTAGCGTAGGTAGCTATTTCATTTGTAGAATTTATCAGAACGGCAAACCGTAAGGATTTGCTTCTGTAGTATTAGTAACTGCAGCTTCCATAGTAGGAGTTATACTGCTCATAGTTGAACCAATACTTGCTACAGGTGTCTCAACATCTGCAACAATAGGCTTAGCAAAGTTATCAATACGTAATTCAGTAATAGCTGAAGTCTGTCCTTCAGGTAATACCATAGGTTCTACAAATGTATATTTTGCATATGACGGAAGAGTAGTATACCCTTTATCGTTATATACAACTTTGACTCTTAGAAGTTTAGACTTATCTGCATTATTCAAATAATCTACTACTTCTTTAGAGAATTCTTCAAATTTAGTACCGTTAAATACAAGTTGTTCATCCTTATAGAAACAAAGCAACAACTGCATAATACGAGAAAATTGATTATCTTCTTTCTTCTGTACTGCTTCATCACTGAGTTCACCATTCTTATTATCAGGTTTCCACTCAGTTTGTACTAATGTTGCTCCGTCTTTCTCAAATGTTACCTCAAAGAATTTTCTACCTGTAGGAGATTCTGCTACACGTGCACTCTTAAGTGCTACATTTTCTTGAATACCTGCGGGGATAAACTTAACGTCATTCTTTGTTACTTGTTGCGCTCTTTCTTTACTATACATATCTTATTTCCTTTTTTATTCTGGTAAATAGATTCTATCCCAATGGGTAGTAATCTTGTTATTTTCATCACTTTCTGCTATTACTATCTTCTTTCCTCTAATATGAGGGGCTCTTGCTTCTCGTATAGAGTTATCTCCTCCTTCAAATGAAACTATTGTTTCATTCTTTTTACGATACACATAACCTACAGCATCAGCTTCACCACATACTATGTCTCCTAACTTACCTACAAGATCTAGAGCCATTTCTGTTAGTTCTTCTCCCTCTTTGTTAATCATCTTATCTTTAGTATGTCCTACTAAGATAAAATTATCACAAAGCTCTTTAAACATATCTATGACCTTACGTACAGCTTGTCTAAGATATAGATAACCGCTACCATTTGGTAATGTTCTAATGTCTTCTCCTTTATATGTCTTACCCATAGGAGTCTGACGATAAAGTGTAGCTGCATAGCCTAAACACATTTCCTCTAATCGAGTAGCATTATCTATAGCTATGTATTTATAAGGCTTTTGACCTGTTTGAGAAATCTTCTGCCTAATTTGATTAGCTATCTCAGCTAAATCATTAATATTACGTGCTTGAATAGAAAGTGCCTCTAAGAATTCAGAGCCACCTTCTAAGTCTATAATTAGACAACCATCAAGCATAGATAGTAATGTAGTTTTACCAGACTTAGGTTTGCCAAAGAATATTAAAAATCTTGGATTCTGTACTCTTGGCTTATTTTTTTCTGTTGGTAGTACTAACATGTTAAAATAGGTTTTTACCTATCTTACTTTTATGATATGATAGTATATGACAAAATTTGGAAATATATGATAAATAAAGTAAAATTAGATATTTAGAGTTGCATTAATTTCAGTGCTATTATTAATCATAATAATAATATTATTGATAATTGCCTGATCTTCTTCAGGCATACCAATAATATAATTACGATTGTATTTCGGGATAAGCTTATAGCCTACCTGGATAAAATTTCCGTATTCCTTAACCGGAGTACCATCCGGCAAACGAAAATCATAAAGCGGTTTATGACAACTACGACGCATTTTCGCATAGTCATCAAGTTTCTTCATTGCAAGATCAAACTGAGTTGCAAGATTATAATTATCTACCTTATACGGACAGTAAGTACACTTATTGTACTTAGCTACGTCACAAGGAGAATAGATGTCTGCACCAAAACGAATCTTATCGTTCGGTCCAATATATTGGTAACTAAAGGGAGTCTCTTCTGTGTCAATACCATCAATCAACAATTCTGGATAAGCTAAAGCCAAACGCTTTAACAGATAGTTCTTATACATACCTTTTTTATCACACTTTTTATTCGGAAGAGTTACTGTAAAATATTTTCCCATAATTTCAGCCTATTTTATTGTTAAATACTACTTTCTGCTCTGATGTAGTACTTTCAGTCTCTATTAAATTGCCGTATTTTAACTCGTTGTTAAATTCTAATATACAAGGTTCTCCATCTCTTACTTTAAGAAAGTGAAGATATACTTTGTCTTTTACAGGTAAGCGCTTAACACCGTATATAGCTAAATTTAATAGTTCTGGGCGATGAATTGCTATTACAAAGTCACTCGCTTGGAATATTGCATCAGATGCAGCCAAGTCACTCCTCATTGGAAAATGACTTGAAGGATTATTTATCCTATCAGGAGCTTCAATATTTCGATTCATCTGTGAAAGTTGTATAATACTCGTATTAGATAATTTCTTTTTACGAATAAACATTTTCTGTAAATCTATTATTACCGCTCTTTCTCCACCATCTCCATTAACAAGTAATACATGGTCTAATACTACTATTAGCCAAGTATCCTTATCAATACTATTGTGGAATTCATCAATTGCTTGTTCCATTTGTTCAACACTTAGAGGAGTATCAACAAAGTATATTGGATACTTTTTTAATACTTCAGCTTCCGATAAAGCTTTCTCGAATGTTTCATCCTCTAAAGTCTCTTTACCGCTGTATAATTCAGATACAGTTTTTCTCACTCTATTACTAATAGCTCTACCTACATTTCGATAGCCTACCATTTCAAATGAGAAATAAAGAACTTTGATTTTCTGATTAGGATTAAGATCAATTAAATCAAATATTAGCGTATTTGCAAATGAAGATTTACCTGAACCAGATATACCTGCAATAGTAAAGATCATATTAGGTTCAATTCCACCAGTAGCGAAATTAAACTTCTTCCATCCTGTCTTCAAGGACGTTATTTTCTTCTCTTTTCTATCTTTAATATACTGAACAGATTCATCCACTACTGAAGATATAGGTTTAAATTGTATTTTCTCCATAACCATAATATTCAGTTGTTTCAGTGTTCATTTGTTCCTCGTAACATTCCCACTCATGTTGAGTGAGCCATTTCCACATAGTTTTCATATAACCTATTTTGCCTGTTTGCATTTTATTATCAATTTCGTACCTCAGACAAGCCATGACATGTTCATGCATTGCTTTGGATTTACCTATGATACGGTTATATTCTTTTCTACATTTATTTACATTTGCCCTTAAAAAACCTTTAGTTCCATCAGGTCTTATAACATAAACTGGAAATACTTCATAGAACTCATCAAACATACTTTCTCTATCTTTCTTAATAGTTTCAAGTAGTTCTTCAGAAGGACTATAAATTTTATTGTTGTCAGAAGTAGTTACTACAACAATGTTACGATTAATTAACTCTTGTATCTCTTCTTCATTAACTCGGCTGAGAAGTTCATGAATGTCTTGACTATTTATTTGATTACCATTCAATACAAGAGAAATAAATACTAGTTGATTTATTGATAAATTAAATTTATTTAATAGAGATGTATCTAGTTCTAGTATCATAAGCATTAAAGTTTATGACAATTATAGAATTTGATACAATATGTTAGATTCTGTTAAAACAGTTCTAATTGTCTTGGTTGTAATTCCTCAATTATCTTAAGAGCTTCCTTAAGATAATATCGGTAATTAATTTTGCGTTCTTCAATTGGCTTATTGTCAAACTTATTTAGAAGAGTAACACCAGAAGCAGTAAGCATATTTTGATATGCTGGTACTCCATTATTATCTTTCCATTTCCATAGATATCCACCATTAGTAGATGCATAGAAACGGTTAGTTCTTTGTTGTTCTTCATTCATATATTCAACATGCCATTGTTTACCAGTTTTTTCAGACATTAGGAATTTACGTATATCTCCACATTCTTTAATCGTCTGTTCAACTGGTATTCCATCTACAAAGTATTTAATTATAGCTTCGGGTATTATCTTTGCAGATAATCCTTTTCCTAACAATACTTTAGTAATAAACATACCTTTTGTTTTAATTAGATCAGGATTCTTAGTTTCCTTATATCCTTCCCTAACTGCAATATAATCATTAATTGCATATTGGTACATAGCTTCAAAACGCTCTTCTTCAAGAGTAAGTTTTGTAAGTTGTTCCCAATTTCTACAAATAGTGTTAACTTGTTGATAGCTATCTTTCTTAAGTAATACAAATAAACCATCTGTATTAGCTTGGACGATTCGGCATCCTACTTGTGTTAATTTCTCTGCTAACATAAGTAATAGTAGCTGACCATTTATCCTGATTTTCATTACTGCTTCAGGACTATAACAAAAATTATGTTCATTTTGTAGATTACCCGATAAACCATTTAACGCTAACTTTAATGTCTCATTCTTCACTTTATCTCCATTATGTTTTGCTTCTATTCTCTCTTCTTTAATCTGAGAATATACTTCTAAGAACTCTGGACCTAAATGTTTAGGATAGAATCCATATTCAATTAACATACTTGGGTATAGTGATGCGACATCGATGTCTATAAGCATCTCATTTTCTTTAGGAATAATTATTTCTGGATCATTCTTAGAATGAATTCCTCCTACTCCTACAGTATAGCGTAATCCTTCAAATACAAAGTTGTTCTCATATCCTTTCCTACCAGGAGATACTATTTGACTTTTCATATCATTTAGTACTTTCTGTAATATAGGACTATCATATTTAATAAATGGTAGTATTACATCCTTTAAAGGAATATAATCCATTGGAGATCTTAATCCTTCAATATCCCACCAAGACAAACCTGTCTTTTCTAGATACTTCTGAGTTAAAATCTTCATTCCAATATTTACACCATCTTTACTGAGAACTCTTACTCCATATTCGTCTTCAATAGCTATACGTAAATCAATATCTTTTTTACACCTATTTAAAAGCTCTGTAGTAGACTCAATATCATTTATATTATAGTCTATCATACTATCAAAATCTTCTAATGGAAGAGGTTTATCCCAATCACATACAAATTCTTGTACATTAGGATATTGCATAGTTACTTGGATTTCCTTCAAGCCTACTCTAAGTTTACTAGAGTATAACATAGTAAGTAAATCAAAAGTATCAAACCATATCTGATACTTCCAATGTTTCCAAGCATCTATATTATCTTCTGTGGAAGTAGTAATAGTTTTACTTAGATTAAATATAGAACTACATATAGTAGCTACATTATATTTCATTAATCTATCTTCATACTCTATAATATAATTTATTATAGGATTATCATAATGTAGATTATTATATCCACAAAAGATAACATCTGAATCTATTACTAATTCTGTTCCGTAGAAGTCTCCCCATTTTATATAGGAAGATACTTGTTTAAAGAACTTAACTAACTCTCTTAGTTGATTCTTTCTTTCAGAGATTTCAAATTTGTATATTTCTCCTGTTTCTGTATTTTTAACAGAACAGTGAAAGATATTTTGAAATACTTCGATATCGAATACAAATACCGTTTTTCCACGTATTTGCATAAAATTAAAGTTTAGTTTGTTTCTGTAGTCAGATTCGAACTGACACTCACATAGACTTACATATTGCTACGGCTCTACCTCTTTTTAAGCTATACAGAAGACCACCCCTGGAATCTCACCAGATTGGCTAAAAAACTGAGTTACATTACTTTTAAGTAAGAGGCTTTACTCAGCATCATAATTTTGTAATTCCAATAGAAATAAATCTATTCTAGAATCTTCATAGAAGCAATCATACTTAGTATTCTTAAGTTTAGTAACTGCTTTAGGGAACTTTTCCTGAGCTACAATGAAGACTGCTTGTCCTTCTCTTATCTCAGTGTTTACTTTAATTAATTTAGCTGATTCCTTTTTAATAGAAATAGCATCTAAAGAACTTATTTTCATATTATGCTGCATTAAGTTGTTGTTCCTTATCTCTAAATAAGCAATAACGATAATTACCGCCATGATACTTATTTGCATATTCTGATGCTTCCCAAATCTCAATACTGAAGAAGTCCTTCATAGACTTACTAAATATAGGTAACATTTCGAGAGCATCTCTTCTAAGCTCATCTAAGCTCTTTCTAGAAGGATTACAGCTAAAATCATAAGGAAGACCTTTACTATCCTCTCTGCGTATTATAAGTATATTAGGACAATTTTCTCGTCTAATTCTAGCAGTAGCTAGTTTTCTTGCTCTAGTATTACATATAATAGAATCTATTTTACTATTATGTGCTGCAATCTGAGCTTGTTGCTTAGCAATCTTATTCTCCTTACTATAAGTAAGATTAATAAGTTTGTTGTGATACTCACTAAATGGAGCATTATTAAAACGTTCTTCTTTCTGTTCCTTTGTTAGACTATAGTCTTTAATATGAGGTTTACTTAACGTAATCTCTTTTAAAGTAGGATGATGATATGTAGTTATACTACGTATTTTACCACTTTTATCTTTATAAGTTATAGTCTTAGCAATCTTAATAGATTGATTAGCTTCTTTTGCTGACTTACCAGACTCTGTCCAGTAATTAATATATTTATTGTTTTTCTGTTGATCAGTCTTATTCATAATTTAATAGTTTTATAAAAGAGCAAGTAAATACTTACCTGCTCTTTTGGTTTAATAAATTTAATATTATGGATCTTGTTACATATTAAGCAACAACTAAGTATAAAGGTGCTGTGTCATCGCTTAAGTCTGTATTATCATTAAAGTCTGCAATAGCTTTGCGCAGTTCATTTAATGTAATCAAACACTCACTTTGTTTATTACGGAAGTAATTACGAGTAATCTCTTCTGTAATACCTAGATTTCGTTTACCTTTCTTAGCTTTAAGAATAGGATTGATAGTATGCTTTTTCATCATCTCGTCAAGCTTTACATAATACTCATTTAAAGCAGATAGCTTATAAATGTTAATAATGTTTGCGTCTTTAGGAAGATCTTTAAGTTTCATTCCCATATTTGCACACTGAATACGAAGCTTAATAAGTATAAGCTGATCGTATAATGCTTTAATACGTACTAATAAACTCTTAAGATCGTAGTTACGAGAAACTCCTTTCTTAATTACATTCTCTGTAGCAATAATCTTCCAATATCGAGAGATTTCACTTGTAATACTATCACGTTTTGTAATGAGTGTGTTTGGTTTAATATCTGTTGTAATTGATTTCGTCATATATAATTGATTTTAATTGTTAATAATTTGATCAATTGCATATTAGAAAATCGCTTACCTGTAGTGCCTCTAGTTCTATCGAAAGAATAGCCCTTATTATTTTAGGCTTGCCTTATTAACTTTACAGTCATCATCTAGAGGCATATGTAGCACGAGCGGGAATCGAACCCGCACAGGCTAATGCCTAACAGAGTTTAAGTCTGTCTTGTCTACCAATTCCAACATCATGCTATAAAACCAAGATACCCGACCCATCGTCTTAGGCTCTTGTGGTTTTATATAAACATTATCATTTCTTCTTTCTTTTATACTTATAAAGAAGTATTTACATCTAACTTCTTTACTTGTATAAAATACTTAATTACTCTTCTAATGAGTTTATTCAATCTTAAGTATGAATAAGCGTCCATCTGCTAATACTTATTCATGAATGATATTTAGTCGTTTTCGACTATAGAAATACCTACTGGTAAAGATCCTCCACCTAGATCAAGATAACCTATTGTATTTCCAATTCTTCGACCACGCACATTCTTTTTCTGCTGTTGTTGTGTATCTTCGTCTATCAGCTTAATTTTGTCTATTACATAATCGCCTTCTGTTACACCTAGAAAGGCATATAATGCAAATCGATCAATAACAGATTCATAGTCATGTTTTTTATAAGCATCTTCAATGATATTCTTAGTTAGAATATTACTAAGATACTCGTTTGGCGGTAGATACTTACTATATGCAGCAAGCATCATTGTACTTAACTCTCTGAATTCATATCGCTTCTCATCTTTGAAAAGCCAATTCCAGAATCCTTTCTTAGTTCTGCCGAAAGTCACTGACCCATCGTCATGGACTTTGATATAGGCAGGGACCTCTCCATTAAGTAGTATCTCACTACTAATACGATGATCCTTAAGTAAGAGTTCAAGTAACAGTTTTTTAGAGTTAGAAAGAATCTTCATTCTTTATTATTTTTTATTTTTTCAACGGAGTACCAATTTCGTCATAGTACTTGTCACAGTTTGTAGTCTGCAAGTTATTCAAATCCTGCAACATCTTAGAGAGATTCAGCATCTCTTCTGCAATCTGATTAGCCTTCTCCATCTCAAAGCCATTCAGACGATTTACCTGTTCAACAAGTGCAAGATAGTCAGTGAAGAAGATAGGTTCCCGACCAGCAATACTAGTTTTACTGTTGAACTCAACAGCCTGACGAATAGTATCCGTAGTTACTTCGTTGAATTTAGCCGGTCCAATCTTGAACTGCAATGACGGATCATTGTTCAATTCGATTACTGGAGTAACTCCATCCGGAAGGCAGACAATCTGACTACCAAAGATTTCAATTTCTTCAATGATATACTTCATGATAGGCCGTACAAGCCGTAACTCGTTCTTCCGGACCTTATCATTAAACTCAAGATCAGCTGGCTCTACCTTTACAGTAAGCAGTTTACGACCCATAAGGTTCCAAGTCTCAATTTCTGCTCTATACGGAGCGATCAAAGCTGTGTCAAATGAAGGTTTATTCATAATTTATATCTCCTATGTGATTTTAAGATTGATGTCTTAGCGAGATATTCAATCTATTGTTAATACTAAAATAATAAAAATTCACGTATTACTCATATTCTGCTAATTCTGCTTATTTTGTTATAAGTCCGCTTTAATAAAGCTATGAAAAGAATTAATTAATCTCAATAATGTATTCAGTAATACGACGATTGTTAATGTCTGATAAAATTTGTAAATTACGATAAAATGTGTATAAGTATAATAGAACTCGCTTACTAGAACGTAGTGCTATTGCTCTACTCAGCATTCCCCGTAGGACTTTACTCATAAGACGTATGAGTCAACTGTTCTTCTGTTTATCTACTTCTACTTAAAACTTTATAAATATGTTATTGTATGAAATAATCTGTTAATTATTCCTTAGGCTTCGAGATTGTACTTAAAGGGGACTCGTAACCTTACCGTTTCCCTGTTTTTTTGCCGTACCTTACAACGCAATTTGATGCAAAGATGTAAAGAGCTCCATCATCAATGAAATGGTATCATCTACGGGCATTTAGGCTTACAACATTCTAAGCGAATGAGGGTCGTTTCTGTTGAGAAACGTTACTAAAACACTAATACAAAAGCCGTCTAATTTTTCAAGACGCCCACTTTTGGACAGATTCACTTCCGACATTGCGATAAATCTCGGGTTACTACTTCATCTTATGGTATTTCCAACCATTCAACCAGTACCCTAATGAGAGGTACTAAAATTAGTCTCAGCGATCTCCTTGGCTAATGTGTTGCGCATATTAGTTTACAGAATTTCATGTAGCAAGATTCTTCGATAGCGGGGTGGCTTGTAAGTTTGTCAAACCTACTGCCATTGAACTTCCCAATTGTTTTAAAGTTAAACATGTTTACACTCACCTTATTTGTTATAGCTGTTCGTTTCAGCGTAGGCACTTATACCGAATAAATTTATTGTCTTATATTCTCCATATACAGACTACTATAGTATAGCAATACACAGATTTAATTCCAATCTGCTTCGTGTCGGCCTCTAGGATGCGCGTAGGATCCTGCTCTATGCTGGAGTGCATAGCTCCTAACCTAATTATTTATAGCAAACCTTGGTACTAAAGTAACCTTACTTCTACTTTGTAAGTTTTATTAGTGGACTTACTCCACTTCCTTTCCTTTCGTGTAGATATACTTATATTGTTCATATATCTATCTACCAATAGTCTTATTGCGGACTTCAGGCGCTAGTTAGTTTATATCCTAGTGCAAAGCACTTTAGGTTTATAGTGACATTACTAACAAGTCACTTCTCTTATATATAACCTTAATCTCATTCTGCTTCAGTAAAACAGTATAGTAATTGCAACTATATTATGAAATATCTCAGGCTGTAAGACACGCAATTTACTTTCCATAGAGACTAAGTCTCAAACAGCTAACTCTAACGTTCACTGTATTGCGTATAGGTTTTGCACCTAATCCAGTTAATCTGTCACATAGCTTCTATACAAGTGAAGTTCTATGCGGATCATAGCTACTCAGCCATGTCCTGTCTCAATTTCTGCTAGTTATATATAAGCGCTGCTCCTTCATATATCTTATATCTAAGTTATAGTTTTGCTATCAACCTAACCTATTCCCAGTTGAATTATACTTTCTATACAACAGAAGTATTTAGATATAAAATAGAACACTAAGCCAATATTCTTTGGCTGACGGATTGTTTACCGCCCCGCACAGGGGAGTTTTGGAGACTACCCTAGAATGCTAGTCGATTCAGATTTAAATGACAACGTACGGCACGTGTTTACATTCCTCCGTGATTTCGCTTTTGAATTAGCCAACGAATGTATAAAGAGGTTAACGATACCCCTTGCCTTGTTTAGATGCGATAGCTGCTCCTTCCACATCTGCGTCTTTTAGGTCTCCAATACGGTTCTCACCTTGTGGGTTTCGCACGCTCTCCCACTTTCTTATTGCTTCTTCAGTTACTGGATAATTTGTAACACAATAAGTTATCATACTATAGTATAAATAGATAGTGTTTGCTATTATTAGTACATTTCAGTATCCTGTATTATCCACGTTACACAACTTAGTTAGGTTTAAGTAACGAATTTGTAGTTTATAGCCTTTATATACCGTTTTACTACTCTAGTTACGGTCTGCGTTTATCTTTGGCAGTTTTAATGGCATTAATTTGCTCATCAGTTTTGTACTAAATACAATGTCTGGTTCGTAAATTACCTCCTTTATTACTCGTTCTTTGTACTCTGGGCGTGTTTCAACGTCCCTTATAATTGTCACAGTTGTATTATCAACGTTACCGTTAAGTGATACAGTCTCATCTTTAAGATTTACAGAAATTGACTTATTCAAGCCTAGTACGTCTACTGGCATTTTAGGTACGTCTACCCAACGAATTCTAGTCTCTTCTGCTCTTATTGTTTGAGACGGAGAATTAGGATCAAATCCAATAAATCCTCCTAATAACACTACAAACAGTGTTATTATTAAATTTAACCGTTTCATATTGATTACTCTTCGGAGTAAGCACTCTTGTCTACATAACTAGAGAGCCGCATGATTGGCTTCACATAGTATTTAGCAATTTCCTCCATCTTGTCTTTTAAGATGTTCTCAGAATCGCCATAAGCAGCTTCAAGAGTCCTACGAATTGCTTTTGGATGAATTGTTATGAATCCCTTCCGGTCTTCATATTCCAAAGTAGCTTCTTCTTTTCCTTTCAAGATAGCATCAATTGCTTTACTTGTGTTAGCCGTAATGATGTTACGAGTAACTGCTTCAAGTTCCTTCTCATAAGTAGTCTTAAGATCAGGACTAGCCTTTTCGTTCCAATCATTTGTTTTCTTTTCAGCATTGATTGAAACGATTACTTGGATAAGTTCTGCTACTTCCTTATCAGTTATACTTGGACACCAAGACTTAAGTAAAGCATGAGCACCAAGGATACTGTGTTCAGAACTCATTTTACCCCTTACCATACCTTTTATTGCGGTAAGTAAGGTAGCATCTGCTCCTTTACTGATAATGTTCGCAAATACTACTGATCTCTTTTCCTCCATAGAGAATGAGAAAGCTCTACGTCCCCATTCAATACCATTCAACAAGTTACTACCGATACCTCCAGCTCCTTGCTGAGCAAAGATTGATCGTAATACTTTAAGTTTCTCAGGATCCGGCATCTTTGGATCTGCTTCAGGAATATCAAGTTTTGCAACTTTCTTGTCCTCTTTAGCATTCTTGCGAACCTCTTCCGGAACTTCTTTGAATTCAAGAACTAACTGTTTTGAATTGTCTTCTGCTTGGATATACTTAACCTTGATGCCAAGATAGTCTCCAAGTACGGCTTCTGCTTGTTCTCTCATATTTGAGTTAATACGAATACCCATACTTTGGAAGTCTCCTTCAAGCTGAGTAAAGTAATTAACAAGAGTAACAGCAGTCATTACGTCAAACTGTTTCTTGAGATTCTTCTTTACTTCTTCTGGAGTCTCCGGATTGGCTAGGTATTCTTTATGCAAGATACCCATGAATTCAATAGCATGATTCTTATCAATGCGATCTCCTTTACCTCCGGCACTTCCAACAATTTGTCCAATAGATGAAGAAATAGACATTGCTGTATCTTTCTTATTTTCTACTACTTCAGGAACGATAACTTCTGGTTTCTTCCCTTTCTTTGTCTTTTCGTCCTTAACCTCAGGGGTTTCTTTGGTTTCTTTGTTTTCCACTACTTCCTGAGGTTTTTCTTCAGGTTTAGGCGCTTCAACAGGTGCTGGAGTAGCATCCTGAGTCTTTACTTGTTCCTCTACCTTAGTTGTTTTTGCTTTACTAGCTAATGCTTTAGCTTTCTTACTTACTTTTGCCATTTTGATAATGAGGCGCTCCTTCGCCATTTAATTGTTAAATACTTTGTAGATACAATAAAATAATACGTCAAGAATTAAAGTCTCTTCACGAATCATCAATGTATGTACTGTTTACTTCCTTTGTAGATATTCCTTCTGCTTCAGTTACTGTACTGTCACGATCAGCTTTGTTTTCCTTACTTGTATAGTCCTGATTGCAAGGTAATGCATTCCAAACAACAGATGCATTACTACTATACATGGGAGCTGGTTCTACAGTAACTACTGCAGCTTTCTCAGGAGTAGATATACATTTCTTATATACCTGTTTAACTCCTGCACCTACAATTAAGCCTACTGCTAGAATGGCCATTAATCTAGTGAAGGCTTTGGCATCTTTCATCAATCTTGCGATGATGAAACAAATTGTTATTGCAGCAAGCAATAGACCAAATGAATTTGCCATAATTTGTAAGTATTGGTTAATATTGGTTAAATAATTGTTTTAGTCTCTGTCTTGCCTTATTCAAACAGGTTTTAACTGTTGCTTCTGGTATGGCAAGCTCTTGTGAAATTTGTTGATAGGATTTCCCATCAAGGCGAGCGTATATTAAATCTCTATATTTCTTCTTTAGACGAGGAATGCATTCCATTACGATATCGACATTTTGTTGAAATATCATATTATCTTCAGGACTATGCTCCAACCCGCTTAGTTGAATTTTAGACTCTTCGTCATCAATATAACTATTTAATTGCTCTTTTTTGTTCCGTCTTATATAATCAATTGCAGTATTAACTGTAATTGTCTTTAACCACATTTCAAATGAAATATGATTAGTAAAAGATTGCAATTTTAAGTACACTTTAGTAAATACCATAGATGTTATATCATCTGCTGCATCTGTATTTCTTACTACATTATTTGCAGTATACCAGACTGTTTTGTAATATTTGTTGTAAAGTGTATTAAAAGCTTTTTCGGAACCATCTCTAGCTTGCTCTACTAGAAGCTTTTCTTCTTCTTTCATAGTAGCTAGATTTTAGTGGACTATAGCCAACCCAATGACTATAATCCTGAAAAGAATTAAAAAGGCAGTATGTAATTTATAATATACTGATGTACAGCTGCTTTCCTTTTCCAGTATAAATCTCTTATCCAATTAGTCCAATCTAATCTTATATCTGAGTCTAAATAAGTAAGATTCATAATCATATTAGTAACTATTCTTAATTGTACTAATTCTGTCTTAGTACTAGTACTCTCAAGATTAGCTATCATAGATGACATAAGTTTATCTTGTATTCTTCGGATGATAGTATAGATTTCTGGATGAATAGCTCTAATACTAATATAGTTACGTAAACCATATGTTATAGCTCCGTCCATACTTTCATCTACTACGATTTTATACCAATTCTTTCCTATATTTATAAAGCCAGTACAATATACCTTTCCATTTAAAATAAATGGAGTATTCATATCACGTGTAGTTAATATGGGTATATGTCCAGCATAGAACCTATAGAATGGTTCTAAGTTTGTTTGTAAATACTCAATGACATTCATTACATTTCTCCTTGAAGTCTTAAACGAGTTTCAATTTGACTTATAATCATATCTGCCTGAGATTTTGAGAAGCCCTTTTGTATGAGTACTACTTGAGTCTTTACAATATATTCATCAGGATACATTGTACGATTAAGTCTGTATGATGCTATATAGCCAGCAAACTCTTTCTCAGTATACTCAATTCTGTTCTTCTCCGTAGCTTCTAAGCCTAATGTATTCAATACTGCCTGACTTACAGCTGGCTTATCAAATATATAAGACTTTGGATTAGCCATGATGTCTTGTATTTCAAGACTCTCTTTTTCTAGTACTGTGATAGTACCATCTTTTTCCATATCATTCAGCAAGATGCCTCTGATAATAGTTAAGCAGGGTGCAGTTCCTGCAACTCTGATTAACACACTTGTGCTTTTACCATTAGCTATGTACAAGCCTGGTTTCTTAAGTTCTAACATAATTATACCTCCTTTTTGAAAAATTTGTCTGCTACTGTCTTTGCATCTGTAATAGATAGTTCATACTTATCTTTTACATGAGAAAGAAAATCCATTTTACTTGTACAAGAACTAGATAATTTCTCTAATTCTTCCTTTACTCCTGGCTTATTAAATTTAACCCAGGGAATGATTTCGATTACTTTTACCGACATTGTTCTATATAATTTGTAATTTCTAAATCGATTTTCTTCCAGAAATCATATCCTTCACTTGTATTGTGAGGATCGAAGCAGAACATGAAACCTGAATTGATACGAAACTTAATTCGTTCAATAGATTTCTTAAACATAAACTTATTCCTCCAACATTGAGGAACACAGTATTCATACATATACTTAATGAAGTGAGTTAATACTCTATTCTTCTTCAGTACATGATACCATTCAGGAGGTATTAGATCATTGATTGCTCTGTTTACACTCATAATTTACATCTTTTTGAGGTCCATAAAAGGAATGTTCGTAATCTGTATTTCTCAGTAGGTTTATAGCATCATAGATTGACCATTTAATTGAAGTAAGACTACCTTTTATAGCGTAGTTTCTTGTACTTTTAATGATTCTTTCTAGTACGATAGTTACACCTACGAGATACATAATCGCAAAATTCCTTTTACTAGCTTTAATTTGTTTTACACTTCTCATAATTTTGATAATTAGATTTGTAGTGAGGGAGGGAATCGAACCCTCCTTATTTCCTATCTCACTCCCAGCTTTTTACGACATTAGCTTAGCCGTTGACTTATCGTATCACGCTGCGATACGAGTGTAGTCTGTTACATAAAAGTTGCCAGTTATGGCTTTATTGACCTATTCTATTTCCTCTGTGTCGCTGTCAAAACCATAATGCCCCGATTGCAGCTCAGTTGCCATTTGTGTTATTTCACACATGAGGAAGAGTTACCCATCACAGGAGCTGCTACTGGTTCGAGTCGAACGAACATAGTGGAGCATACGGGAATCGAACCCGTGTCCAAACGACGATTCAATAGACCTAACAGTCAATTTCTTTAATTTCTTTAAAAAAGAACTACTCCTACTTATTCGTATTTCTTATTTAGTAGGCAACCCATATCCTTCACCTGACCTAAGTATAAATACTTGGTTGACCGTTGTATAGTCCATTGTACTCTTGCTTATTTCTAAGCTTCCATTAGGGTTCTGGTTGGTTAGTAGTTCTTAGGGTTGACTTCACCATATTAACTTGTTTAGGGTTAATAATACAAATCTCTACCATATACCTCTGGCGAAGGAGTAATGATAGTCTTTTTATTTTGTGTCACTTTAGAGGATTTCTCTCTAAATTGGCAATCAGTGCAATATTGTTTGTTGCAGTTGAGCGGGCAATCATTCTTAAGCATGTTACTTTCAGTTGCCCTTAATACATGATTACTAATTAATTTACTCATAGCTTATACCTTTGAATGTCTTACGGTCATAAGGTTGTAACTTGGCACGACGAGGTGTCTTTGTCTTCTTAGCACTGGCTTTAGCCATACTATACACACTATCTTTGAATGTCTTTCCCATATTACTTTAGAATTAAAGCAGATGTTGCTAATTTAGGAATATAGGAACCTCCTATCTTTTTAAGATAACGATAGTCTGTAGCACTCGTAGGACCTTTTGCAAGTACTTCAAGAATAGGTTCTTCAATAGCATGGTCAATAAGATGAGCTTTCCAGAATTCAGCTCTAAAGCCTTCTTCTTCTACTGGGTCTCCACATACTTTACAAATTCCTTTGCAAGCTGTAATGAAGTCACTATCTTTTTTCTGTCGTGCTGTAGTAGGAGATTGATTACTGAAGAACTCATTAGGTACTTCAAGTACATTACCTATACTATCACCAAAGCTATCAGCTAAAATTTGTTTAACTTCCTCAGAAGTCATAGTGGGATCTGTAATCCCGAACATAATTAGTTTCATAAATTATTGATTAATTGTTAATAGAATTTAAGAATTCTTAATTTCTTTATAGGCATGTTGATGCCAACGAACTCCGCAATGTTTGCAGTAAACTCTGTCCTTAAACTTCTTATTAATTTCAGTTTTAGGATCAAACTCACTACTCCATTGATGACCATTGACCATACAGTCAATTTCATTCATAGCTCTAGTATAAGCTAGAGGGCTATTAAAAAGCTTTTCTCGTACTTTTTGTTTAGCCATAGATCGCACTTTATATGCTCTCCATTTGTAATAAAGTTTTTTGATAATACTCATTTCTTTAAATATTTAAAGTTAATAACATTCTGACGACGACCAGGATACTCTGGATTTTATTTAGCTAGTATCAGCACATTTGTTAGGATAAAGGTTGTTTTTAAGAATAATAACAAATTTCTCTACACATTTACACTTTAGACTCTCTCATAGTTTTAACACATAAGCAGGATTGCTGTCAAACTTTCCTTATTGGTGTACCTGATTTTAACGTCTGCACGATTATAAGTACAAATACGAGTATTTCTATGCGCTTTCTGTCGTATTCAGCTAAGGGCTATAGATATGCACTTACTTACGCCCCACAGGTTTGTCATTTCCTGAGGACGACTATGCCTACTTTCACAAGCAAACACAGTCTGAGTCGTCTTAGTGAATTGAATCAGGCTTTAATTTCCTTGGTATAGTATCAGGTTCAGTTGCCCTTTGTTTATAGATTGCATTAATTTGCGCACCAAATTCTACATTATCGTAATCCTTCCTGTTAGAGAGATACTCTTTAGCGATATCACTGTTTGACATATTTGTACCTCCTTTCATTAGAATAGCGATTAATGCTACATCCGGCATATTCATGAATATTGAATCATATCTTTCATATTCCTTAGTGTCTCGCCGGAATTGAAGTACGTCATCAATTGTTGCTGGTTCGTCTATAACTTCTCCAGCAGAAGTAATTGTTTGTACACTCTCAGTTTCTTCATTACTGAAAATATTGCATAGCTTGTCTGTACTATAGCATGTATAGAATGAGACTAGTGCAGCTATGATTGCAAATACTAGAGCAATAATGCTCAATTTGTTGTTGTTTTTCTCCATTTTTGATAAATGTTTTTAAATGTTAATTACTAATGTTTACTATTTTATTTTATTGTATCTCCTACATAATATATATTATAGTATATATAATCCTTAACTTGTTGTTTATTTACTTTGTTATTTATAGGATTCTTTATATCTAATATACATATATCTTTCTCTTGATATTTGTTTACTATAATATAGTTCTTATACTTAGCTTTTAGCTCTACTATGTTTATAGGTTCATTAGTATTAATTTCTATACTACTACCAAATACATAGACAAGCGCAGATATAATTAATATCAATATAATTGATAATGCTACTTCACTTATATTATTTACTATATTATAGTGTTTATCTCTTCTAATTGTAACCATTTTGATAATGTTTAAAAGTTAATCTTTAGATAGTACCTTAGTAGGAATAGGAACCTACATAAACAGTAAACTGTTTGTTTTATTACCCCAATCTGTATTACTACAGAATTAAACTATAAGGCAGAGTAAGCAACTTTTGTTATAATAAGCAGATATACTATAACAATTCATTGCTAATCATATAGACTAAAGGAGGCCAATCCCAAGTCTATACTCACCTGTTTTCGCTTGGCAAGAGCATCGAAACAGATAACGGAATGTTCTAAGTAGATATACTCTAGAATATATCCTACATTAATCTCATTATACTTTGTGCACTAGTATCACTAAGTATGTTGAGGGCCAATCTTACTTTCGTAAACTCTTTGCTACTGTAGCTAAAGTACTTAAATAAGATTTATTTAATATGCAATTGTGTTTTATACACTCTGTTATATGAATTAACGCTAACATTTGTATAACATAATCACTATATTTCAAATTTACTATTAAAAAACGATATTCTATGGTATCAAATTCAGTAGCTATTCTCACACTATGACTATTTGACCAGAAAGATTTCTCACCTACATTTTTATAATTAAATATATATTGTAAATATTTAATTGCTTCGGGATTTCTTATTACTAATCTTTTAGTATAATAACTTACTGCATCACCCCAACTATATATACCTTGTTTACGTAATTCATTCTTGTAATATTTTATATAATGTTCATTATATTCATCATATTTACAATCTATATGCATATGTACACTACTATTTCTAGCAATAGCAGTATTTTCTTTCATATCTTCTAGAAGTACATATAATCCTTTTAGACCATTAATTCCATTTAGTCTTATACGATTTTCACGAAGGCGATGATCCATATTTCCATCAAATCCTGAGTCATAACTACTACAATTATGTCTAAGTATTAACTTTTTTATTTCTTCTGATGTAGGATTATCTGCATCATGCTCAATTTCAATACCTATATTTAATGAATTGTATAAGATGTGAGGATTATAATTACGCGATCTATCTCGTAGTAATTCTAGTTTTCTTATTATATACTGTAATTCAGTATATAATTGGCTAAACATTTCATTCATACGACTAAGAGAGCTAAAAAAACGAATACGATTTATATAATATTCATTTCCTGCCTTAATACCCCATCTATTACGTATTATATGTACTATTTGTTCACTACCACAAGTAGATATTCTGTCAGCATCTCCTGATTTATAGGTAATTACAATTTCTAAAAAATAATTTCCTCCTGCTCCTTCTGTACTTATAGGTTTAGTAATATTTTTTAAAGCTTCTTCTAATATGCTTGATTTGACTTTTTTATCTTTAAATCTAAAAATCGCTTCTTCGATAGTATTACGATTATTTACTAACCATTTTGTAAAGATCTTTAACTCATTAATACATTCAGTATATTCAAGAGTATTTATTTTTGTCTTTTCTATTTTTTTATATGGCCATATTCTATTAACATATTGCCATAACATTCTCTTGTTTCTTTGCTTCATTTTAAAGGCTTCCCATGCAAGTGGTGATGAAGCGAGTGCTGTAATGCACGATTCTTGCCATTTAGTCATAATCTTTAATGTTTAATAAAAAGGGGACAGAATAGTCTGTCCCTTAATAGTTATCAAATTCTTTTTGTTCTACCATCTTCTTTCGTATTCACCGTCTCTTGTGGAGGTAGACCTCTTCTCAGGTTTAGCATTGCTTTCAGCTTGCTTATTGCCTGCATCTTCAACTACTTTCTTACACAATTCGCGTAGTTCTTTGTCGTCTTTGTAAGCTTTAGTAGTCTGCAAAGCTATTGCTATTTCTACTTCAGACCCACACAGTTCAATAAGCTTTTTAGCTTTTGAATTAGCTGCTAACTTGATCTCATTCTCTTTAATGTAATTAATTACACTTTTCATAATTTTGATAATTTTAGTTAAACAATATTGTTGTAAAAAAAGATTTCTGACTAAAATGAAGATTTAGTTTCATAGGTACAAACTGGAAGATTTGATTAACCTATTACTTACACATTCGCCACGTGAAGGCATCTTCATGAATGCGATTAGTATATCTATATTCACATACAAATATACTAACAATACTACGCTTAGTATCTACAAATCCATATTATTCTAACGAAACAAATAATTAAGACACAAATAATAGTTGATATGCTGTATATGAGGACTGAGCTACGCTTAGCTCTATTATAACACACAGTTTTGCATTTATCAGATAGAAATAGAACAGGGTGTGTGTTATTGCATGATTTTAAAGTCTGCACTAATACTATTTTACAGATGAGTATTTTAAGCTTTCCCGTACGTACTTGCTCTGTATGAATAGATATAAGCCCCACATGCTTGTCAAGGATTCTCACCTTAAAGAACTCTCTACCTGCACACGCTAACTCTTAAACGTCTCGAGCCTGTGATTCAGTAGAGAGTTATTTGACACTTGTTGTTCAGTTAGTGTCAGACTGTCAAGCACCTCATTAAACATATCGAGGTATAGTAATTTTTCCCATATGCTTGTTTTTGGTTAGTTACTACTAAAAGGCTGCACCACAGCGAACCTAACTGTGTCCTTACCACGCGGATTATATTATATGCCCTGTATTACTCCTATGTGCATAAGGATAATAATAACATTTAACGTACTCTGCCGAGGAATATAATATTTACTCTTGACTCTGCATTCAAATTGATTTTACAGGCTTGTCACTGTCTTTGGCTGCGTTACTTGTAAATGTTTAATCTACGTAATGTACATGTTGCTATCAAGAGATAGCGTTTTCCATTGATTGTTCTCATAACTTAATTGATTTAAATGTTAATTACTCTTTTGATTCTGATTCAATGAAACATGCTAATAATGCTGTACTTATTATAGAATATACAGTAACCCCAATAAGAGCAAATCTATCATTGGGTGCTAATACTATTAATACTGCTAATATAAATACATATACATAAAATATTGCAATTCCTTTCATATTATATATTGTTTGATTTGCATTTTACACCTAAAACTTATTTAATATTTTCGCTATGTTCACATTCAATTGTGATTTGCAGAGTGTGCAAGGCTGTATAGCCTCACACATCTCATAGCTTACAACAAGCGCTATATATTCTAATCTACCAGAATATAAGTGCCATTTTCAATGCCTCGTTTAAATGAACGTTCGGCAAGCTCCTCCGCATTACCCTCAACACAGTTCTCCTCAGTATCACAGAATAACACTAATGACACTTGCGTATAGACACGCGCAACGAACTCCTCTTCCATGTACTTATCACCTGGTTTGAGTATCTTGCCGTTCTTAGTCATCTGTTTATCCGCTACCTTCTCAACAGTCTGCATGTCTCCGTAAAACTCACCGTCCTTGTTGACAATGTTAAACTTCTTGCCGGTATCCCATTGATACAACATTAAGTTTATTTTACGTTCTTCTGTTAGATTGCCATCATCATCAACAGGCATTCCACTCTCAAGGCTATCACACAGTTCCTTAGTAGCTGGAAACATTGTTTTCGTGAAGTTAAACACTCTACTCTGCATTGCCATAACATTAATAGTACCGTCCTCATTGAACGCACTCTTAGCATCAATGTCACCACGTGAACCAGTAGCACGTATTACATAGAATGGCAATTCTCTGTTTTCATCTTCTCTTTTCTCGAATTGTTTAATAGTACACAACATAAGCAAAAAATGTTAAAGTTAAAAAATGTGAACATAAAAGGGAACACGAAGTGAATTAGACACGCGGGTGTTCCCTGCCGATACATAATACGGGGGAGTGAATCTTTGCTACTCCACACACTCACACCCACATTCAAAATTTTATTTTCTAAAAAAATTTTTATAAAATATGTTAAATATCTGTAATTATTTTAACATTTTACGTTATTATTAATATAACTTAACAATATGAATAGAGAAAAAGTATTTTCTAAGATAGGTTATGCATACCTAGATGAGATGATAGAAAGTCTATCTAAGTACCCTGGTATAAAGATACAGTACCCGATTAGTGATTTTACTGCAGGTAATACACTGTTTAAAACAGTAACTTATGATGTAAATATTGCAGTAGCTACCTACAGTAAATACAGAGAAGAAATAGAACTACTAAACAAAGAAGTAGATAGACTAACTAAAAGTATAGATAGTTTAAACAACAAATTCTGTAATGAGAGATGGTTAACCAAATGCCCTAAAGAAATCATTCTAAAAGAGTACGATAAACTAAACTATCTAGAGGAAGAAAGAGAATTAAAATATAAACAGATATTAAATAGATTATATATCTGTCCATTACCTATATTTACACACAAATAATATGAAATTAATAGAATCCAGTGTACAGATAATTGAGGAGAGAGATCCTTACAAGATGATAGAATTAGCAGGTAGAACATGTTATAAGTCAGAGGATAAGATAACAGAAGACAGTGCTAAAGAGTTTGTAGATCGTATGATTAAGCTTGGTCATGGAGCTATGTTAGAACATGGTACTGTGTATCTTACTATAGCTAAGACAGCTATGAACATAGGGGAACCCATATTCTATATTAAGAACAAATACTCTAAAGTAAATGAAGATGATTTATTCTATTATATAACTACTAATATGCGTGTATTAGTAGAGAATAATAAGTTAGATGACCTACAGTATCAAGTAGAGCCTACAGAGCATCATGAGAAGCGTATTACAGCTAAATTTATATGTGATAGAGGAGTAAGCCATGAGTTTGTAAGACATAGAGTATTTAGCTTTGCCCAAGAGAGTACAAGATATTGTAACTATAGTAAGGATAAGTTTGGTAATGAGCTTACTTTTATTAAGCCATCTTGGGGTTATTTCAAAAATATAAGTTACGAAGATGCTGGTTATTTCGATGGAGACGTGTTTGAAAGTTCTTTAAAAAAAGCTGAATCTTATTATTTTAAACTAATAGAAAAAGGTTGGAAACCACAACAAGCAAGACAAGTACTCCCTAATGCAACTAAAACAGAACTGGTAATGACAGGCTTTGAGAGCGATTGGGAGCACTTCTTTGAACTCAGATGTAGCGGTGCAGCTCATCCAGATGCTAAGAAATTAGCTGATGAATTACGTGAATTAATGGTTAAATAATGTTAAAATATTGTCGTTAAATAGCCATAATTGTTCTTAATAAATGTTAAAAAGTTGATATAAATAGGAACCTAAAGGCATATTTATACGTTACTGTCTATGCAGTCAATGACAGTCTAAGACATACTAAGACAGATTAAGTAGTATTAATAGACCTTACTTTAGATAAGGTATACTTTAGTTAAGTATATACTAATATATAATATTATACGCATTATGGGTAAAAGAAAGTTAGTTAAAGTAGAACCAGCATACTCTGGTAAATACATAGATTACAAAGGTAGTACGTATCAACTAGTACAGACAGAAACTTCTTCTAAGTATTGTGAAGGATGTGCTTTCTATAATAAGAAATGTGATGATAAACTTGTATCTTACTGTAGACAAGGATTTATATTTAAAAAAGCAGAATTCTAATGAATGAAAGTTTTATAATAGGTTTTATTATAGGATCTGGTATTACTCATGTAATATGGAGGTGTATATACAAAGCTAAAGAATATGCAGAAGGAGAAGAGAATAGTAGAAATACTAAATAAGAAATTTGAAGTAATACCAAGTAAAGGAGGTAGTTGTGATGACTGTTACTTTTTAAATAAACAGATATGCCCTCCAAAAGCCCTTAGAAATTGTATATGGGGCGGTAATATACTAAAAGAAATTAAGAAATAAACAATAAAATAATATGGAAGATAAAGTACTTGAGACAGTAATAAACGGTTTGGAATATATTCCTTTGAAAGATATTTTGATTAAACCTCTGGAACCAATTATGTTGAAGAAAGAAGTAACTGAAGCAGTTGGTACTGGTGAAAAAGACGTAGATGGATATGAGAAGTTTGAAACTAAGACAGAGGTAAAAGAAGTAGAATCAGAGTGGAGAACCGGTATCGTACTTGCAATTGGATCAGAACTTACAACACAACCAGAATTTGCAGTTGGAGATACTGTTGTATTCAATAAGAAATTTGCTAAGGATTTTGATTTATTTAAAGACAGCATGCTGGTTAAACCGTATGATTGTGTGGCTAAGAAGATTAAGTAATATTAATGCGTTTAATGTTGTTGTGGAAGGCTAGGTCTGAGGATCTAGCCTTTTTCTTTATATTTACAGTTAACAAATGTTAAAATATTAATACCTTTTTAACAATTCTCGTTTATATAATTGTAACAACAATTAAACCAACTAAATAATAATTATTATGAGTATGAAATATAAAGTAGTTAAAGAGTTTGCATGTGCTAAAAAAGGTGATATCCTTACTTGGAACGACGATACTATGATGTTTGAATTTAATTACAAGGATGACAATAGTGAACGTGCAATGTTTATGGATGAACAAACTTGTGAAGAATATGCAGATGATGGTTATGTAATTCGTATTGAGAACGAAGATGAATGTAGCTGTGATGATATGCTAATTGAAGAGTTATCAGATAAGCTTACTAAGATTGAGTCTACTATTGATGACTTACTTACTAAGTATGAAGAGGATCATAAACAGATGAATGAAGCTTATAATGATCAGGAGATTCCTACTTGTGTTAAGGTAGAAGCAGATACTGTATACTACAATCTTACTAAAGTATTAAATACAATCAAAGACATTATTAATGAATAAACTTGTAAAGACCGTTAAGAAAGCGGATCTTTATCGAGAATTCCTCAAATCACTTGATGGTGTACTTTAGCTTACTGACAGGGAGCAGGATATAATGATATTACTCATTGGTATAGATATAAATACTCCTAAGCTCCCTGGTTATAGTAAGAATGTTATAAGTACAGAAAACAGACGTTATCTAAAAGCCGCAACAGGCATTACTAGTGATAACCTAAGTAGATATATAGGAAGATTAAAAGATAAAGGTCTGATTATAAAAGGTAAAGCAGACGATGAATGGGTAGTAAACCCAGCATTGATACCTGAAGTGATTGGTGATAGAGTACAATTAACAATCGTATTACGATTAGAAAAAGAATAACATGAATATAGAATATATGACAATAAAACCTGGTTCTATCTTATTACAAAGGGATTATAATTGGATAGTTAAACTGTGGTATAAGTTAGTAAAGAAAGAACTCAAATTTAACAGATTTACCATCTTTACTACTGACTGTGATTTGATTAACATTCATGGAGAGCATAGAGACGCAGTAATAGCAGAGCCTAAAAAGGCTTATAGTAAGAAAGAGCTTAAAAGACTGAATACTATTATTGACTCTTCTAAGAAAGAAGAAGGTGATTGGTTATCTTCTGATAAGGCAACAGTATCAGACTTATTCATAGCTATAAACTGTGTTAGACCTGATACATTTGAGGGTAAAAATAACTTAAACGCTTTCCTTGATAATAAATACTACAATATTAAGGAATTATCAGATGAAGCAAACTGGAGTGAATATATTTTCTGAGTTAAGCTAGAAATACAATTTACCTACTTAGATAATAAAAACAATATGTATTCATCCTTTCTTATTTGCTAATAGAAAGATAAGCCAAAGAGATCAAAGACCTTTAATGTTTACTTACTTAGGTAAAATAAAGATAAAGAAGAATCATGAAAGATAGGAAGATAATTAGACTGAGTAAGCTACCAGAATATGATGTAATTACAGAACTTATCGAATATATGATATATTATAAGTTATCCTATCCTACTGGTAATAAAGATACTTGTGAAGTACGATTAATTGATTCGTCTTGTGAAATAGTTACTCCTAATACGATCTATAAGATGACGGATGAGGTTTATTTATATCTGTACTTACTTAGTAATAAAGCTATAGCAAATATTTATAAAGTGATAAAAGATGATTAGATGTTATGACATAGGATTATATCCTGCATATTTATGGGTATCTACTTTAGAGTATTTTGATAAGTACAAGTCTAAATTTTATTACTATGCTAGTATAGCAGATATGAATAATGATAATCCTGGTACTCCAACTAGTCCAACTAATAAAGGTGGGGTTACATTCGTGGTAATAGAAAAGAAGACTAAGAAGAAAGGAATACTAATCCTAATAGACGTAGATATAAAAGGTATAACTGACTTTGACTTTGATGTAGTAGCTCACGAATCTGTACATGGAGCAGATGCTATATATGACTTCATTGGTGCATACGGAGAAGGTTACGATAGAGGCAATGAGCCATATGCCTATTTAGTAGGCTTCATAGCAGGTAAGATAGGTCAATACATGATAGACTATATAAGAGACAATAAAGATGAGAATGGATAAAGAAACATCGCTAGCTTTACTCCAGCTAGAGAAAGAAGGAGCTAAACAAGGTCCTAAGATAATGAGTGACATGTTTGATGTAGTAGAGAAAGAGATTGAAAACGACCGTCTAACTTATGAAGAATTTATTAATGTTTTCATAGAAGTCTTTCAACAAAATGTACCAGAAGAAGCTGATGAGTCTACTGTAGAAGTTAGAGAGGAGTTAGTGAATAAGATTTGTCAAAGCATAATAGATAAGTATGAACAAGGGAATGAAGAATGACTTTAAAGATGACAAACTTAGATGGGATTTACTTCCTCTAAAAGAAATCGAAGACATCGTTAAAGTATATACTGAAGGAGCTAAAAAATATTCAGATAATTCATGGCAGTTACTTGATAATGGCTATGATAGATATAAAGCCGCGTTATTCAGACATCTAGTACTATTCGAAAAAGGAGAGGAGATAGACAGCGAAACCGGTTGTAGACATCTTGCACAGGTAGCTTGGAATGCAATAGCGATGCTGTACCACTCTAAACATAAGACGCCAGAGGATCTAATTAAAGCTTTAGATAAGCGTATTGAGGAGAAGATAGATAGTTGTAATTCAATATTAAATAATATTAATAAGTATGAACATAACGAAGGAGAGTCTGGAACAAGAGATAGCGATATACCAGAAGATGCTGGAGAAGTATCAAAATAATCCTGAATACGTTAATCCAAATTGTTCAGAAATGCAGGCTAGAGTGATACTAGCAAGATTAAAGAAAGAGTATTATACAGATTATAGAATTGATTAATTATGGAACACTTAATTGGACGTACTTTTGAATATAAAATTAAAAGTAACAATACAGAAGATATAACATTTAGCCAACGAGATGATAATATAGTATTACGTTACATATACATTGCTAAAGAAGACGGCAGAGTATATACTAAAGATGGTTACATACCTTATAAGAAAGGCCAAATTGTTGCTTATCTTGATGCATATATTGATTTTTATTGCGAACGACCAGTAGTATTTAGTACTGCAGATGATTTAGCAGCTATAATTGAAGCAGAACGGAAAAAGTATAAAGAAAATAAAAACAATAATAATAGTTCCAAACAGCCTTGTGATTGTGAAAAGGTCCAATGTAATTCAGCACAATGAAACTATTTGATATAATAGGTGGTAATGTTACTATACACGAGGAGGCTCTTGCTATTCCTGCATTTAAGAAGATATGGGAAAAGGATAAAGCAGATAAACAGCACGCTATTGCAGTAATAAGTTATATAGTATTTAAGAATAAATGGGATAGCCCCTATGTACTTAGTATGCCTGCTGATACATTAGAATCAGCTCTAAAGACAGAGTTCCTAGCTCCAGATTACCAACTTACTGCAGATGAAATAATAGCAGAAGAGTCATATAAACACCTCCAGTATACTCGTACTTTAGCTATGTTAGATAGCATTAGATTGAAACTAGATACATTTACTAAGTATTACAAAGATAGTCTAGATGAAGAATTAGATGAAAAGAAGATAGAGAAATACTTAGCTGGATTCGGTAAAGTAAAAGATACTTATGTTACTATAGATTTCTTAGAGAAAGCGGTTAGAGCTGGAGAAATCAATACTACTAAAGTTAAAGGTGACGCTCAAATTAACCCATTTGAATTACCACAGAATGTTAGAAAATAACATTGAATGAATACAAAAAAATAACAACAACGTTTAACAAGACAAACAAAGAGATTATGAAGAAGAATATTGAAATGCCGGATGTAATTGTCGATTTAACAGACGAAACTAAGACAGTGGAAGAAGCTATTGCAGAATGTGAAGCTGCACGTAAAGTAGCGCAACCCTGGTTGAAGCGAGTTACCAAACGTATCAAGAGTTGGTTTAAGAAATAATTCAGTGACGTCTGAGGATGCGTCTTTAAAGAAATCCTCCTTATTGTCCTATGGTGTAATGGTTAGCACAGGAGGCTCTAACCCTCTTAGTCTGCGTTCGAGTCGTAGTGGGACTACCAATAACTAAGTGGGCGTCTAAACAACGCATCGTAACCGCCTAAGTCACTTGCTATCTGATCAATAGTAAATACAGCTAATGAAGGACTGGATCGTAAGCCAGCGTGTTAACAGGAGTCACGCATAATCCTGTGTACTGCGGATTGGAGAAATGGCATCTCGTATGGCTCATAACCATAAGTTCCCGTTCGAGTCGAGGATCCGCAACAAGTTTTTCATAAATTAAAAGTTTAAAGATTTAATAAAGTAAGTAAAAGGGGTTCGTTGTGAAACGCGCCCCTTTTTAGATAGTAATATGATTGACTTTAATAAGAAAATATCCAATAGTAATAAATTCTATTCGTATATAATTCCTGTGTCACTTCAAGATGCATGTTGTCAAAATTGGCGTTTTGCTGGAATATATAAGATAACTAATAAAATTAATGGCAAGTGCTATGTAGGACAAGCTGTAGATATTAGAAAAAGAGCCCAACAGCATATTACGGCATGTAAAAGAAATGTCAAGTCAAAATTATATGACGCAGTACGAAAATATGGAATAGAACAATTTGAAATTACAGTATTATTAATTATCAATCTGTTTGGAAAAACACAGGATGAAATAAAGAAAGAACTGAACGCTCAAGAAATATTCTACATTAATTTATACGAATCATACGAAAAAGGATATAATTCTACCCCAGGAGGAGATAGTGGAAGATTAGGTTTCCAGCACTCTAAACAGACTATTCAGAAAATTAAAGAAGCACATAAAAACTATAAACCAAAAAGAGCATATGACGTGAGTAAAAAGACATTTGGTTATGACTTATTAAATAGAGTTTTTGTTGAAGGGGAAAGTATATCTGATATATCGCATAAAACGCAGATAGATTATCGTAGTATAGGGCATATATGCAATAATTCTAACTATAAAAAAGGTGGCAGATTCATAGCCGCAGGCAGATATCTGTTTTCCTTTGAAAAAGAAGACCTATATGATAGAATAAGTTGGTATTATTCAGAAGAGTATAGTTATAGGAAGAAACATAGAAAACATGGTTGATTTTACTAAAAAAATTAAATTTTCTAATAAATTCAGAAAGCCAGCGCTATAGTTTATAGCAACTGGCTCATATTGTCCGTACCCTAAAGGTACGGCTGAATATATGCGTTTCTGGTAGGCAGAAGCGGATAAATGTATTGATGGTTATACTGCTGATGATGGAGACTATATCAGTGGGTATAACTATTTTTATTTAAACTACTGCCCTATCAATAGATCTGTGAATAAGTAGGTTAATGGTAAATGGGTAACTACTCGTGAAGTTACATTTCCTGATTTCTGGGATTATGACTATTACTATTTTCAATGTGTAGATGAAGCTAAAATAGAAGGTAAACATCTATGTGTATTAAAGTCTAGACGTAAAGGTTATTCATATAAAGCAGGCTCTATGTTATGTCGTAACTACTATTTAATACCTAACTCTAAGTCATATGTATATGCCTCAAATAAGCAATATTTGACTGATGATGGTGTACTTACTAAAGCTTGGGACTACATGGACTTTATTGATGAGCATACTGCGTGGGGTAAGAAACGTAGTGTTAATACTCAGATGCGTAGACGTGCTGGTATGCTTATCAAAGACGAATATGGCAATCAAATAGAAGTAGGTTATAAGTCTGAAATCATTGGAGTTACTTTGAAAGACAATCCTGATGTAGTACGTGGTAAATTAGCTAATCTTATCATGTTTGAGGAAGCTGGTTCTTTCAAGGAGTTAAGCGCAGCATGGCAGATTGCTAGACCTTCTGTAGAAGTAGATGGTAAGGCATTTGGTACTATGATTGCATACGGTACAGGTGGCGACGAAGACTCTAACTTTGCCACTCTAAAAGATATGTTCTATCATCCTGATGGTTATAATTGCCTAAGTCTAGATAATATATGGGATGAAAACGTATAGAATACTAAGTGTGGATTCTTTATACCTCAGTATACAAATATGGACTTACGTGATGAAAATGGTAAGCGTTTGTATATGGATGAAGATGGTAATACTCTTACTATTAAAGCACGTGCACATATACTAGAGGAACGTAAAATAGTAATATAGAATTCAACTAGTTCTGTAGCAGTAGATAGGTATGTAGCTGAACGTCCTATTACTCCAGCAGAAGCATGTCTTGAATTCAATGGTAATATATTCCCTAAGAAAGAGTTACAGGAGTAGTTAGCCAAAATACGTACTAATAAAAAACTTACTAACCACAAATAGGTAGGAGATCTAGTATGGGAATCTGATGGATCTCTTAAATGGATAGTAAAGAAACAAGGAGATATTAACCATTATCCTCTTAATAAAGATGATGATCCTACTGGTTCTATAGTAATATGGGAACACCCTGTGTAGGATGCTCCTATTGGGTTATATATACTAGGAGTAGACCCTTATGATCATGATCAATCTGGTACTAATTCATTAGGTTCTACATTTGTTTATAAGCGTTTCTAGGGCTTTGAAAATTACTATGATATAATCGTAGCAGAGTATACTGGAAGACCTGCTACAGCTGAAGAATACTATGAAAACTTACGTAAATTAGCAGTTTATTACAACGGTAGGATTATGTATGAAAATGAGCGTAAAGGCTTGTTTCCATATTTTACTGCTAAACATTGTGATTATCTTTTGGCTGATTAGCCAGACATTATATCTGATATTGTTAGCAATTCAAAAGTGCAGCGAAAGAAAGGATGTCACATGAACAAGTAGATCAAACAATGGGGAGAAGGATTGATTAAAGACTGGCTTAACGATGAGAAATCTCCTGGTCATAAGAATCTACACGATATATTATCAGAACCGCTATTAGAAGAACTTATAGGTTATAATGATATAGGTAACTTTGACCGAGTGATGGCGTTGATGCAAGTAATGATTTATAGGGAACAACTATACAATGTAGTTGTTAAAGAGAAGAAAAAAAGTAATAGGGAAAGACTACTATTCGACGGTCCCTTATTTACTTATAGTAATTATAGTTATGACGATAACTGTGATCAAGTCGAAGAAGATGTATATACATTTAATTAACATAATATGATAAGTAAAAATATTGGTTCGTTTCCAGTTTAGAAATTACCTATGTCTAAGAAGACAAAGGAATGGAAAGAGAACTGCGTTGACTATATTATCGGGAAATCTGGATTTAGCAATGGTGGTGGAAACAATGGACGTACTAGATATGAAGAGATGCAAACATACTATGATTTATACAATAGTATCTATAATGAAAAAGATCTCTTATATGTCACTAATCCATTTAAATAGAAAGACGGATTCCCTGCTACTGCTTAGGATTACAACATAATTAAACCAAAGATAGATTTACTACTAGGGGAAGAGACTAAAAGACCATTTAACTTTAAAGTAGTACGTACTAGTGATAATGCTACTAGTGAAATGTAGGAGAAAGCTAAGCAGATGCTTACTGACTATATCATGGGTATGATTACTGCTAATATGGGTTAGGAGGAAGCAATGCGATTCCAACAAGCCATATAGTCTGGAGAAATACTCCCTCCTGAGTAGATACAGAAATACTTAAATAAAGACTATAAAGACATAGCAGAAACTACAGCCTATCATAGTCTTAATTACTTAAAGAATAAGCTAAACATAACTCACGAGTTTTATAAAGGCTGGAAAGACGCATTAATAGCTGGAGAAGAGATATACTATGTCGGTATTGTTAATGGAGACCCATATTTAGAGAGAGTAAATCCATTATACTTTAGTTATGACTAGAGTGCTGACTTAGAATTCATACATGATTCAGATTGGTGTTGTCGTAAGATGATTATGTCAGCTACTGAGATATATGACAGATTCTATGACAAAATGTCAGAAAGTCAATTGAATGAATTACTAGAGATGATTGAAGATACTAGTAGAGGAGGTATTAATCCTGAGATGAGAAAGTCTTCATTAGATTATCCTCATATTAAAACTCATAGTATTAATAGTCTTAGTTCTAATCCATTTGAAGGTAGCGATAATATTAATGTATGGCACTGCTGCTGGAAGTCATTTAAGAAAATAGGATTCATCACTTATTAGGACCCTGAAACTGGCGAGATTGATGAAGTACAAGTAGATGAATCCTATAAAGTTACAGGTTTCGAGCTAAACGTAGAATGGTCTTGGATCATCGAAGTATGGGAAGGTTATAGAGTTGGTGAAGATTTATATATAGGAATACAACCTCTTGAGTACCAACATATATCTGCTGATAATCTTAACTCATAGAAATTACCATATACTGGAGTAGTATATAATAATACTAATAGTTCTCCTAGATCATTAGTAAGTATGATGAAACCATTGCAATATATGTATATTGTATTGTGGTATAGACTCGAATTAGCTATGGCTAGAGACAAAGGTAAAGTACCTGTTATTGACGTTACTTAGATACCTAAGTCTATGGGTATTGATGTCAATAAGTGGATGCATTACTTAGGTGCTTTAGGTGTAGCATTTATCAATCCTTACGAAGAAGGCTGGGATATACCTGGTAGAGAAGGTGGTAAACCATCTCAATTCAATCAGTTTACTTCTCTTGATTTGACTATGGCTAGTACTATAGACTAGTATATAAATCTTATGAATAAGATCGAAGACATGGTGTCAGAGATATCAGGAGTAAGTAAGCAACGTGAAGGTTCTATTGCGTCTAATGAGCTAGTAGGCAATGTTGAACGTTCTGTAGTACAATCTGCTCATATTACTGAGCCTTGGTTTTGGGTGCATAATCAGGTAAAGAAAGAAGCTTTGACTATGCTTCTAGATACATCAAAAGTAGCATGGAAGGATAATAAACGTTGTCTACATTATATACTAGATGATGCTACTAGAGCGTTTATACAGTTATCTGACGATTTCTTCTATGAAGATATGGATATATTCGTTGACGATACTACTAAGAATCAACAGCAAGTAGAAGCTCTTAAACAATTAATGCAACCTGCTATGCAGAATGGCGCTAGCTTACTAGATATTGCTGAAATCATTACTATGGACAATATAAGTATGATTAAAGGTCGTCTTGAAGAAATTGAGCAAAAACGTATGGAGCAGCAACAATAGATGGAACAGGCTCAAGCAGAACGAGAACAGCAAATGGCTCAAATGCAGAATGAGATCAAAGAAGAAGAGCTTATGATTAAGGAAGCTGAAATGGATCTTAAGAAGTATGAAATAGACGCTAACAATGCTACTAAGATTACTGTTGCTCAACTGAATGCTTATAGAGGTACTGAAAATATGGATCAAGATATGAATGGAATACCCGATCCAATCGAGATTGGTAAACAAGCTATTGAACAATAGAAAGTAAATTCTGACATCGCTTCTAAACAATTTGAGTTTAATAATAAAAAACGTGAAATAGAAATGAAACGTGATATTGAGAACAAAAAGATTGAACTCGAAAAGCAGAGAATGAAGCAAGAGTTAGAATTACAGAAATAGAAAGATAAAGCTGCTATGGAACGTGAACGTTTAAAAGCACGTACAGCAAAACAGAATAAAGTTGTAGGAGAGAAGTAATATGAATATATTAAAGAAAATAGGTCTATATTTGTGGCAATTGCCTCAAAACATAATAGGTAAAGTATTATTTGGGTTGTATCCTGGTTATACTACAGAGATAGACGATAATGCTAAAGTAAGGATATCTAATAGGATGTCTGGAGGTATTACTCTTGGTAAATACATAATTGTTCGTAATGCAAGATCTATCAAGCATGAATATGGGCATACTATACAAAGTAAGTATCTTGGTCCATTGTATCTGTTAGTAATAGGTTTGCCTTCTATACTTCATGCATCTGTACATAGAAGCTGGTGTAAGAATAAAGACTACTATCATTTCTATACAGAAAAATGGGCTAATAAATTGAGTGATAAATATTATAAAATTAAGGAGGACTAAATTATGGCATGCGGAGGAAAGAAATCTGGAAGCAAAAAAGGTAAAGGCGGAAAGAAAAGTAAATAATTATGGATAGAAACGCATTTAAATAGAGAATGCAAGCCCTAAAGTCTTACCGGGAGAGTAATCCCGGTAAAGGCTATTGGGACTGGAAAGTGTAGTCTTTTGAGGATGGCGGTGAAGTAAGTAGAGAACAGCAAGCCATATAGAATGCATTAAACGCTAAGGGTACACCTAACCAGTTTATGGATACTTGGAATTAGGCAAGACTAGCTACTGGCAACTTTAATGATTAGTTAGGTGATGGTAAGTTAGAACTACAAAAGGCTAATAGAGATGCAACTGCTATCTATAAAAGTCCTATAACTTACGGCTTTAATTCGTACCTAAGAGGCACTCCTGTAATGAAATCCGCTACTATGACAGAGTAGGAAGCTATACAAAGATATATACAGGATGCTAAGAGATTTGGTATCGGAACTAAGGTTAGAATGTAGAATCCAGATTAGAAAGGATTAGTAGGTACTTAGACAATTGCTGGAGAGTATAGCCCTAAAGGTAAGGCAATATATGCTTCAACTGAAAATGTATTAACACATGAATAGGCGCATGCATCCAATGCGTATCCTCAAGAGAATAGAATACAAGAGATATTAGGAGGATAGAATAAAGCTACTACTGATTACTTAGATAGGCCTACTGAAGTATACTCTAGATTGATGAACTTTAGGCAAACTAACCAAATAGATCCGAATAAAGTATGGGATAAAGATTCTCTGAAAGAATTAAGAAAGACAGCTATTGACGATGATCTACTAAATAGATATAAAGATGAACAAATAATAGACATATTCAATACTGTTGCTGACATAGGCACTGAACGTAATTACGATCAACCTTAGTATTTAGCAGAAGGTGGTGAAGTAGGAGATCCAGATGATGAATTTATTCAAGCAGTTAATACTAAATTAGGTAGAACTCCAGATGGTAGGCCTAAAGAACAAGGACTTAAACCTGTAATAGACTTAGAAGATGTCGCTAATGCGACTCCTATAGGAGATGTATTATCTGCTAAAGATGCATATAATGCAGCAAGGAATAACGATTGGTTAGGAGTTGGTTTGGCTACTGCAACTATGATTCCTTTTGTACCTAGAGCAATTAGTACTGTAAGGAGGAGTACTCCTACTGTAAAGAATTACCGTAATAGTTTATCAAATGCTTTGAATAAAGCTGTTAAATTAGGAGAAAAAGAACGTAGAATGTCAGCTAGGTTGAATAATGAAACTTATGAAACCGTTTAGAGATTAATGGACGATCCTAGTTATATGCGTAGAGCTTAGTAGGTAAAAGAAAAATACGGTGATGACTATACTCAGATATATGCAGATTTAATAGATGCTTATAATAATAGTCCAGAGTTATTACCTAAAGCTAAAAGAACTGCATTTGAGGATAACGCCAGAGCTAGAATGGCTACTACTACTGAGTCAACTAAAAGGCATATGGATGGAGGTGAATTTCCTAAAATGGGAGAATACGAATATCAGTACGACATTAATGGTGTGCCATATGGTACTACTATACACGAAATGAATCATAATGCCGATTATTTGAAAAACAAAGCAATAGATGCAGATGCTAACAGTAATTTATATTATTGAATGAGATCTGCGTTAAAACCATTTAGTCGTATAGATCCAAATACAGATAAACTTACTAAGTACTATAGTAAACCTACTGAGTAGAAAGCATATATGAATCAATTAAGAGAATTTATGTATGCAAATAAAATGATTGATACAAGAGATTAGATAGTTACTCCAGACCTAATAAAACAAGCAATAAGTAAGTTACCAAAAGGTATGTAGTCTATAAAGAAGGCTAGCGAATAGTTTAAATCTATGAGATTTTATACAAAATGGTTTAATACTATACCATTACTTGGAGTAGGAGCGGTAGGAGCAAATAAATATTTTACAAGCAATGAAAACAGAGACTGATCGTAAGTTATATACTTATGTGACAGGGGTTAATACTTTAGATAAATACAAAGAGGAGCATTCATATCATTACTTACCAGATGTTATAATGCCTCCGTCACAGGATTCTTATAACATAGAAGACATCTTATCAGAAGATTAGATAAATGCAATCAAGCTATTTGAAGATAAAAAATATTTTACATAGGAAGAAGCTCACGAAGTAATAGAATTCTTAATAAGAAGATGCTATGAATTAGGAGCTACTAAGAATTATTAATATGTTACAATATCCACAGTATCCAATACCTAACTATAAGAATGGAGGGATACATATAAAGAAAAAGAATAGAGGTAAGTTTAATGCCTTAAAGAAAAGAACTGGTAAGACAACTGAAGAGCTTACACACAGTAAGAACCCATTAACTCGTAAGAGGGCTATCTTTGCTTAGAACTTTAGTAGGATAGCCAAAAAGAGAAAGAAGAAATAAATCTAATTATATATAATTATGGAAAATAAGAACACATTAAATGGATTTGAGGCAATTCTAGATGGTCTCGTTCCTAATGTAGGTACTAATAAGAATAATGATATTGACAACGATCTTAATGATATAGTTTCAGAAGAGTTGACAGATGAGGAATTGGAGGCTTTGAGAAATCCTAAGAAAGGTAAAAAGGTTGAAAAGGAAGAAATTGAAGAAGACGATGAAACAGAAGATGTGGATGATGCAGAAGAGGAGGAAGAGCCTATTGAAACTAAACCTAAGAAAAATAAGAAAAAGCCTGAATCTAAAGTTGATGAAGACGATAACACAGAAGAAGTCGAAGATAATGACACTTCAGATGATAACAAGTCAGAAGAAGTAATAGTTAACTTCTTTGATTCATTGTCAGAACAACTCGGTTGGGACGATGTTGATGATGAAGAGAAACCTAAGACTGCTGAAGACCTTATTGAATACTTTAGAGATGTAATTGAAGAAAACTCTGTTCCAAACTACGCTAGTGAAGAAGTAGAGAAACTTGATGAATTTGTACGTAATGGAGGCAATCTTAAAGACTATTTTAGTATTGATGCTGATCTTGATCTTGACAATATCGAGGTGGAAGATAACGAAATAAATCAAAAGCTCATAGTTAAGGAGTTTTTGAAAGAAAAAGGGTTCTCTACTAAACAAATTGAAAAGAAGATTACCAAGTATGAAGATGCTGGTATTCTTGAAGATGAGGCTACAGATGCTTTAGAGGCTCTTAGAGACATTAAAGCTGAGAGGAAGGAAAAGCTATTAGAGCAGCAACAAAAGTAGGCTAGAGAGGCTGAAAAGCAGCAACAGGAGTTCTTTTAGAACGTTGTCTCTGAAATAAAAGGCATGAATAGCATTTATGGTATTGATATTCCTGAAAAAGACAAGCGCGCCTTGCTAGAATATATATTTAAACCAGATGCTAATGGCGTTACTAAGTATTAGAAAGACTACGCTAAAAGCCTTAAGAATCTTATTACTTCTGCTTACTTTACAATGAAAGGTGATAGTTTGATTACTATCGCTAAACAGAAGGGTAGAAAAGACGCATTAGATAACTTTAAGAATAGCCTGAGAGGTGGTGGAGTATCTAAGAAGTCTAAGAAACAAATAATAAACAATGATAGTACCTCAACTATTTGGGATACTTTTGCACGACAACTACGTGCCGCATAATAAAAAATTTAACAATAAATTAATTTACTAGTATTTTTATGGATAACAGTATTCTTAACAATCTGCAACTATACAAAGGTAAGTGGTTTTCAGACCTGATTGATACTGCGAAGATTTCAGTAGCTTCACAGTAGAATCCTTATCAGGTATCTACCATCCTGTCTTATGTATTTGGTACTAAAGATAGTGGCTATAGCACTTCTTTGGATATGTTGACAGGTGGTCTTGGCAACGTTATGACGATTGATCAGCCTTCTTTTGAATGGTCTGTAATGATCGACGCTGACCGTGCCGTAACAATTAGAGACGCTAAATGGAATGGCGCAGCTATTACTTCTACTTCTACTGCAGGTTTGGGTAACACACCTATTATGTTGTGGTTGGAAGATAACTGGTTTGGTCCTGGTGCTATTCTAGAGTTTGATAATAAAGAATTCCAAGTACGTGTAGCTGGTGCTCCGTATCAAGATGGCAATCTGTGGGTTTATACTTGCTTTGTAGCTGACGGTCAGCCTTCTTCTTATATTCCTGCTGAATATCTGGAAGCAGGTAAGCAGGTATCTCGTCTTGCTTCTGCATACGAAGAGTACAGTGAAGAGGGTGATATCTTGAACTACAACACTCACTTCAAGATGCGTAACTACTTAACTACCATTCGTATCAACTATGATATCACTGGTTCTGCTTATTCTACAGTAATGGCTATTGCACTGAAAGATCCTGCAACTGGTAAGACTTCTTACTTGTGGGCTGATTATCAGGAATGGAAAGCTTTACGTGAATGGTATAAGAGATGTGAACGTATGTTGGTTTACATGAAAACCAATGTTAACAAAGACGGTTCTTGTAATCTGAAGGGTACTAATGGTCGTCCTGTATTTATCGGTGCTGGTTTGCTCGAACAGATTGCTCCGTCTAACAGACGCTATTATACTAAGTTGACTGGTGAAATGTTGGAAGACTTCTTGTTTGACCTGTCTTACAACTGTCTTGGTACTAACGAACGTAAGTTTGTTGCTTTGACTGGTGAAATGGGTATGCGTGAATTCGACCGTATCTTGAAAGAAAAGGTAGCTACTATGAACCTGACTGATACAGTATTTGTAACTGGTTCTGGTGATAACCTTACTTTCGGTGGTCAGTTCAAGACTTACAAGATGACTAATGGTATCGAGTTGACATTGAAATATTTCCCGTTGTATGACGATACAGTTTATAATCGTGAATTGCATCCGATTACATTGAAACCGAAAGAATCTTATCGTATGACCTTCTTGGATCTTGGTCGTCGTGATGGTGAAGCCAATATCGTTAAGGTAGTTCGTAAGGATCGTGAGTTCGTTACTTGGTATACTGGTGGTGCTGTTGCTCCGTCTGGTTATGCTAAGAGCAAAGATACTCTGAGATCTAACGGTAAGGATGGTTACACTGTATTCTTCCTTGGAGAAATGGGAATAATGTTGAGGGATCCACGTGCGTGTGGGGAATTGATATTAGAATAATAGCTAAATGTTAAAACTTGTTAAATAATTACAGTTATCAGTAACATTGTGGTTAGATTGACGTTATATAAATATAACCAATTTTTTAAATAACCATGATGAGATCGTACGATGTATATAAGATAACTAATAAGATTAATAACAAGATTTACATTGGCATAACAAGTAAAGGATTAAGTGCTCGGTGGAAAGAACATCTTTATAATGCCGAGCACGGATGTCCTTACAAATTACACAATGCCATACGTAAATATGGCAAGGAAAACTTCTCAATAGAACTTATCGACTTTTGTAATAGTTGGGAAGAACTAGAAGAGAAAGAAAAATATTATATTTCTGAATATAACACTCTACAAGATGAGTTCGGTTACAATATGACCGAAGGAGGAGATGGAACTATTGGTAGATATGTTACTGAGGAAACTAAAGACAAGATTCGCCAGAAAGCTATTGGTAGAGTAGTTTCAGAGGAAACTCGAGAAAAGCTATCAGAAGCAGGGAAAATAAGAACCGAGAGAAGACAAGCTTACTGGAATTCTGGTAAAATAGGTGATAACAGACGTAAACCTATACTTCAGTATACTAAAGAAGGAGAGTTTATAAGAGAATTTGATGGAGTAAACATAGCGGCTAAAGAATTAGGAATGAGTGCTACTACTATTATTACAGCACTTAAACATCAGAACATAATAGGTTCAAAAAGAAATCCTTATATTTGGGTTTACAAATCTGAATATCCTGATGTGCCTAAAACAGTTCCTGCTAGTTTATACGCCAAAGATCCAGACTGGAAACCTACGATATCTGAAGTATGCAGAAAGGCTGACGCTGAATCTAGAAATAGTAGAAAGCTCACAGAGAAGCAACTAAAAGCTGCTATAGAAAATGGGATGGCTGCTGCAAAAGCGATTTGCCAATATGATAAAGAAAATAATTTAGTAGCAGAATTTCCTTCTATAATAGAAGCATCGAGAATTACAGGAATAGATAGAAGAGGTATTCAAAGACAGCTTCAAAATCCAGTAGATCCTAGTAACTCTAGAGCTTGGAGTAATACAAAGTATATCTGGAAATATAAAGAATAACAGGATAAATCTAATACAAAGTATTATGGAAGTAATCGTTAGAATAGTTAAAGTAAATCCTTGGACTGGACTTACAAAATGGCCTACAACATTTGACTATGTAGGACCCTACTGGACTAGATCTGGTAATATCTATACTGGCTTGAGCGAATAGGATGCTCGTAGATTGGAAAAAGCCTTAAACAAAGAAGAAGGGGAATTGTCACCAAGTAGTGACTTTTGGACTACCTTCGCAGTACAACTCGGTAAAAGAGATTTGATTCTCAATACTGAAAGGCCACTGGATGAATTACAATACTTATTCTTAAAAGGTCATAAGAGAGTAGCTGACGGATTAGCTAATATGAATCCTTCTAAGGACTATGTGTTGATTAATAAAGATGCAGAAGCTGAACAGACTAATAGAGTCAATAAAGTTAAACGTGAAGCATATAGAGAACTTGATAAGATGTCTATCGAAGATATGCGCAAGTGCTTACGTCTCTATGGTATGAAGTCTGATACTATGTCTAATGAATTAGTAGAGGCTAAACTTACAGAACAAGTAGAATCAGCTCCTGAGAAATTTATGCTTAAATGGGTTAATAATCCTAATAAGGAAATTAACTTTGTTATTGAAGAAGCTATTGCTAAAAATATCATTCGTAAGAATAGAACACAATATTTCTTTGGTACAGATCTAATTGGTAATGGCATTGATGATGTGATTGTTTATTTACAAGACAAGAAGAATCAAGACATCAAATTAGCCATAATGAACGAAATTAAATCTAAATAATGAAAATATCTGATTTACATAAGGCATTCAAAGTTCTAATGGATAAGAATTCAGAGGCAGTCGCTTTTGGCGGCTGTCCTGCATTTCTTCCAGAAGAAATTGATCTGTTTCTTAATTAGGCATATATAGAAGTAATATGTAATAAATACACTGGAAATAATACAATGCAAGTTGGATTTGAAGGTGCTGTAAAACGTATTGCTGATCTATAGAAACTGATTAAGACAGATTCTGCTTAGAATTTAGTATATCCGTATGCTAGTTCTAATGTGCTTACTTTATCTAATTTCTTTAAAGACGGAGAAGAGCTTAAGAGAATGTTCTATGTAGATTGTGTGCTCCATTTCGATAATGAAGCATCAACTTGTATACTAATAGATCACGACAAAGCTGGCAAGTTCTTATAGACGTATAATAATCTACCTTGGATAGATACTCCTGTAGCTGTATTAGAAGATAATACTTTAAAGATATATATAGATCCTATACGTATGTCAGCAGATAATTATACTGCAGATATTACTTATATTAAGTATCCTGAGAAGATTAGTTATAAAGACTACAATAAGGACATTAATGAAGTACCTGACTACATACTTAATGAAGTAATAGATAGAGCAGTATTAATTGCACTTGAAACTATAGAATCACAGAGAACACAGACTAAAGTACAACTTGATAACTTGAATGAATAATGAACGCACGTGAAATGTAGGTCGAATTTGAAAGGAGAGTAACTCTTATGAATCCTGCTTTTGAATTGGAAGATAAGCTTACATCTGATACTATCTTTTCATTTTTAAATGCATACACAGAAAGATATGTAAGACTAAATTATCTAGCAGATGATTAGGTTCAAAGAGATAGTAGAGCCTAGAAAAAGAATGCGGATAATATCAAATGTCTCATAGTTAGAGGACTATATGAAGTAGCTCCAAAAGATGAAGATAATACAGATAAGTTATCAGAAAGAGTTGTAATTCCTGAAGACTACTTTTTGTATATTAGATCTAATAGTTTAATATCAAAGAATTATAAGATAAGGGAAGAGATTGTTAATGAAAATGATTACGTAGTAACACCTAATAAGAGCATCAAAGAAGATGATGTGGAAAAGATTATAAGTACTTACTACAATAAAGCTATACTTCTTAATCCTTATGTGATATTGAACTCTGGCAATAATGCTGATGATACTGAAAAGATCTACATTAATGTAATACACGATGAGTATACTACTATAAAGAAATTAGATTTAGTATATTATCGCAAACCTAAGAAATTTGATGTAATAGGAGTAGATGGTAAGAATGTGTTAGATCACTGTGAATTACCTGAAAGTGCTCATATGGAAATAGTTGAAGGCGCTGTAGAAATGTTTATCACTGAAGCTAAGTATCGTCTTAACATGAAACAAAATACTCAAGAGCAATGAAACTAATAGAATTACAAGAATCATTTGAAATAGAGCTTAACAAGCTAGATGATGCTCTTACTAAGCCTACGTCTCTTATAACCGAATATTTTTTAAATGCAGGTTTAGATAAGTATTGGAAGACTAGATATTCTGATAATAATTACAAGAGAGAAGGTTTTGAGTAGAATCAAAAAAGAATAGATGATTTACGTACATTAGTAACAGAGCATAAGTATGATGAACAGGATATAAATACAGTTAGTAAAGAACTATATACTGTTACCATACCCGATGACTACTTACTACTATTAGGAGATACAGCTGGTATTGCCCCAGCAGATGGAGTAATTAACGAGTGTTGGGAAAAAGATTCTAATGGTAATTATATAGTACACTATTCGGATACTATTGAAGGCACTATCGAAACTGTTGATCGTATTAGAGAGAATTCTCTATCAGAATATCATCTAAGATATACAAAAGCAAAACCTATTAAATTACAGTCCAATGATATAATTAAGTTACATACAGACGGTAATTATAAAATAGCCAAATACATTATATAGTATTTGCGCAGACCAAACAAAATAGATATTCATACAAATCCATTTGATGAATATACGGATATGCCTGAACATACTCAATTAGAAATAGTTAAGTTAGCTGCTCAACTATATATTGAGAATCAAGCAGATCCACGATATAACTCTTATACTTAGGAAGTAATTCCAAGTATGGAATAAAAAGAAAGCGCTTATTGACGTGGAAATCTGAAATAAGGAAAGTAGAAAGTAAGCGAAATGTAGACAAAGCGCTTAATATGTCTAATTAATAAATTTTTAATAATATGATTCAAAGTGTTCATTCCGTATTGATCGGAAAGACTTGTCCTAGCTCATATACTACGGTAGATGCCCTTAATGCTGGTGATGTAGCATTGTTCGATGAGAATAAAGCTATCATTAAAACTGCAGCAGATGCTGTTAAAGCTAACTCTTTGTATGTAGGTGTTGCAGGCGAAAAGATTAGCGTTACTATGCCTGATGGCACTGTAGAAAAGAAAGCTAACATTGATTTCTCTAATGAGATCCAGAAATCTTCTAAACCGTCTGCAGTTATTGGTGGGCATGCAGAACCTGTAGAAGAAAAAGTTACTATTACTTTGACTAATGCTACTATCGTTGCTGGTCATCGTTATGTACTTCGTATTTATTACAAAGATCTGTATGAAGCAGCTTGGCAGTTTACTCATACTTATGAAGTATATGCTGAATCTGATGATGCAGAAGCTTTGGCCGCTGCTTTCGTAAAGAAAGTAAATACTCATAAGAATCGTCGTGTTCAGGCTCAAAATGATGCTGCTGTTATCACTTTAACTGCTATGGCTAAAGATGACAACGAAGGTATTGAGTCATTGAATGAATATAGTACTGTAGCTATGGAGGTTTCTATTTATGAAACTGTTCCCGGTGCATTGCTGGCTAATCAACCTAAAGCAGTTGCTGGTGCTACTATCGCTAAGACTGTAGGTAATCCTGGTAAGGGCTACTGGAAACAAGTACGTGATGCAGAAGTACGTAATATGGGTTACAAAGGCCACGTATTTACTGGTGCTTATCCTAGCGTAGAACAAACTCGTAAGGTAGTTGAAGGTGCTGAATACGACTACGCTATCATTGAAAATGATAACCTGTATTTGAGCAATGACAACCAGTATATTAAGACTACTCCGTTGACTACGGAAGTTTATTGTCCTAGCTTGGTTGGCTCTATCGTAGACAAGGGTATCCAATCATTTATTTCTGGTACAGAAGTAGAATAATAAATATTATTTCAGTGTGCTGATAAAGGGCTATGGGGCTAAATAGCCCTGTAGCCTTTTTTATTTAAAACAATATCATGAAAATAATCGGAATAAATATAGAGAACGGTATTCTATCAATAAACCTAGATACTAAATTGCCTGAGACAGTATAGGAGGATTTGTATCTGTATATAGACACACTGGATAACTATTCTAATCGCAATTCAGCTATACCTAGCGATCATTCTTACTCTGTTTTACTAATGAATGAAGAAGGTGATCAGGTAGAATTAACAGAAGGAAGAAGTATTATCTATTTAGATATAGATAGCTTTGATCCAAAAATGGTGCTTAGCGCATTTACTGTTACTATAGAAGATAGTGTAGCTTTTTATTATGATACAGAAGAACTGTATTATAAGCAAATAGACCTATTGTGTAATCATTGTAGTACTTGTTTGGATGATCAATAGAAAGATCGTATTATGTTATTTATGCTTAAATATAATTTATTACAGTATGCAGTAGAACATGGTATAATTGATGATCAAGTTTAGTACTATAAAGATATAGCTAGAATGTTAAATATAAATACTAACCATTCTGTATTTAATGACGGTCATTATGACTGTAGTAAATGTTGTAAGAGTGGAAATAAAACTTTTTGTACTAGTTGTTGTAATTGTAAAAATGGAGTTTGTTCACTATGCTAACTAAAGAGATATACAAGATAGAAGCTAGCAAGAATCTACTTACTAAGTATAACATAGAGTACGATAAGTGTGACATTAAGAGTATAATATGTGCTACCTATATAGCTAATTTGATAGATGGGGATTACCCATTAACTCAAGTGCAAGTAGACAAACTAAAGTAGATTATCAATTGTCTAGTACAACCTAGTAGATATTGGGATGGTAACGATCAAGAAATAATACATCCCCTATTGCTAGAAAGAGAATTAATTACTAATTTTGGCATTGCCACTATTAATGACGAACTTATAATTTGTGAATAATGACTACAGAAGAATTAGAAAGATAGGTAAGGAAGAATACTATAGCTATTAAGACTGTGTCAGATAGCCTTGTAAACTATGTGCAAAATTAGTAGTTAACTAGTACTAATAAGGTTACAGCAGCTAATACTTCAGATATAGACAAACTGAAGAATGATCTCAATTCTATACAAACATAGATTAACTTGTAGAATAGAATTGAGTTAATGAAAGATACTAATATAGTAGATCCCACTAAGCTGGACTTATTGCAGTATGATGGAGATAGATGGTCTAATATAGCTGCTAGCAAAGTAGTAACAGGCTTACTTGGTAGATTAACAGACTTGCAAGACGTAGAGATAAAGAACTTACGTAATGATAATGCTCTTGCATGGGATAGCGAACTATAGAAATGGACAAACAAGAATCTGAATACTGAACTGTACGATGACATATATATAAGTAAAATTAAACCTGATTCTACTCCTTATGAAGTATGGTTTAAAGACTCCGCTATTTTTGGTCAAGAAGGATTTGCTTCAGGTCTTACTGGTTTTGGTGGTAAGATTGATAAGTTTGGTCATGCTGAGTTTGATAGTCTTACTTTACGTAGATTCCTGGAGGTGCCAGAGTTACGTTACAATCGTGTAGAGATTCAATTAGGAGATAAATGGAATGCCCCTGGTGCAGGTGTAATTGAAAGTGTTGAAGAATTAGATCAATATACTGGTCTTATTACTTTAAAGCTGGAAGAAGGTGAATATGGAGCAGTATCTGTAGGAGATCTTTGTATGGGTATATTCCATTCTGAAAGAACTCAAGAGAATGCTGAATAGGATGAAGATGATGGTAAGGGTAATAGAAAGTTTGCCGGTTTCTATACTGTATACTTTGAAGTTACAAATATACTTGATAGTTAGAATAAGAAATTTGGTTATAGACTTAGACCTGTAGATGAGTACTGGCGTATGACATATCATCCTTGTGCTCAAATGACTTTCGTAGGATATGGAAATAAGACTAATGTAGATCGTCAAACATCTTGTTATTCAACTCGTACTTATACACGTTATTTAGTAAAACAAAATACGTGGGATCAAGGAGCTAGAAACATAGCAATGCAATTTGGTGACTTAAGTAATCTTAATGTATTTGGCTATGAAATGACTGGTTATTCAGCATACCTTAACTCAGTATATTTTACTGGTACTATTACTCAGGTTAAGCCTAACGGATAGGAAGTAAAATATGCAAATGATAGAGGTCCTTGGGAACCTGATACTTTCTATGATTACTATGATAGAGTAAGTGTACTTGGTTACTTATGGTTGTGTACTAATGTTAATGGTACATGGTAGAAACCAGGCCCTGATAGTCCTGACTGGTTGGCTCAAGTTCATAAAGGGGACTAGGGTATATAGGGAGAACAAGGTATACAAGGCGAGCGAGGAGAAGACGGATTAATACTACGTAGATCTGAATGGAAGCCTAATAGGCTATATTGCAATGAGAGCGAGGTCTCATACACAGTACAATCTGAAAGATACCTCGATATTGTAATGGTTAAAGACTTTGGAGCAGTAACTGGATATAAAGTTTACAAATGTATATCTGTTATAGACAGAGGATACGGTAAGGGTAAACATATGTCTAGTAATGATAATGCCCCTGGTACATCCGGAGGAGCAGAATACTGGCAAGAGTTAGGTATGAATGTGGATTCTATTTACACTGACTTGATTGTTGCTAAAGATGCTAAGTTAGACTTTATCAGTGGTAATTCATTAAGAGTTGGTTATGTCTCTAATGGTAACTTTACAGTAGTAGCAGGAATTACTGGAGAAGGAGGTAACAATGGATCTGCAATTAGAATATGGGCTGGTGCTACTGAGGAGAATAGAGGAAATGCTCCATTCAGAGTTACATAGGATGGTAAGTTATACGCTAGAGATGCGTACATTGAAGGTACTGTCTGTGCTACAAGTGGATCTTTTACTGGTACTATTTACGCTACTGATGGCGAATTTAATGGTAATATTTCTAGTAATAAAGAAGGTACACGTATATTGATATCTTCTTAGGATAGAAATATAAGTATGATTAGAAACGATACTACAGTATTTGAAGTAAAATCTGATTACACAGGTTCAGGAGCAAGATTAAATATCAATAGTAGCAGTAGTGCTACTACCCTATCTATGAATAATAGTAGTATTGTTATACAAGACGGAACAGATAATATAGCGAATAGAACATACATTGACAGCAACAGTATTGTACTTAGGGATACCGCTTATAATAATTAGTTAAATTTAACAACTAGTAAAATTGTTTTTATGGACAGTGATTATAAGCGGTATGAAGGATACACTGGTGAGGTAAGAGCGTTAAGGAGAGATGCTATTAATACTAAAGATATATACTTACGCTTTAGAGGTGGTATATTATATGAGGTTAGTTTATAATTTACATAAATAGTTATGAAAATAAATTTTGCACAACTGGAAGTATATACAGATATTAAGAAAACTAACAAAGTCTGTATTGATGTTAGAGAACAAATAGGTGAAATGATATATGAAGTAGGTAGTGGTATTAAAGACCATGCCTTAGCATTCAAAATCTACAATTCAGATAATGAAGTAGAACTTACATCTGAAGAAGTAGAAGTACTGAATAAGTATGTAAGTCAATACTGCAAACCTGCCTTTATCCAAGCTTTTCTCGAAGCAACTAAGGAAGTAGAAGAACTTAAAGACGACGAATCGAAATGATAGTAAAAGGAGTTAAAATAAGTGAACTCGAACTAAGAAACGAACTAACTGGAAAGGAGAATATCCCTTTCCAGGATTCGTTTTATAATGGTAAGCTAAATCTGGAAGGTGTAATAGATTACTTCTAGAAGGTTACCAATTAGAATATTAGTTTATAGAGTTTAGTAAATATTAAATAGTGTATACAGAGTGCCTCAGAATTAGAGTTCTATGCTTCTAATGTAGGTGATGTATACTTTAATACAGGAGACAAGAAGTTGTATATGTACCAAGAAGATGGAACATATACAATTAGTGATCCGTCTAAAACCCAGTTGTATGTATTTCTTACCCCTCTAGATAGTGAAAAGTCTGACGCTATATATAGATGGGATGAAAACAGCAAACAATTTATTGTGCCTTCGTATGTTGACGATGTAATAGAAGTATACGCTACGTATGATGTATCTCCTATTGGCTAGTTAAACAACATTAAACTGTATAAAGATGCTAAACATACTCAAGCTGTAGTAGGAGAAGTAGGTAAGATATATATAAATATTGAAGAAGGTCAGCCTGCATATTCGTTTAGATGGTCTGGGTCAATATGGGTTTCAGTAAATGACGGTGGTCCATTAATTATAGGTGAGATTACTGGTACTGCTTACGATGGAGGTAAAGGCGCTCATAATAGAGAAGTATTAGATAGTCTACCCGATACTTTCCTTTGCAATGTAGATGCAGAAGTACGTAAGACTGCTGACACTAATATGGTTGACTACCAAAAGTATCAGAGAAAAGAGGATGGTACATACGAATAGATTGCAAAGGATTACTTTACTTTAAGAACTGCTACTGATACAGAGGCTGGGTTATTGACTGCAGCTGATAAGAAATATGTAGATTCTATCCCTACAGATATTATTACTAGCAAAGTCAATCAAGTAAATCCTACTGCTAATGACGTTACCTTAGTGCATTCAGTATCTAGAAAACAAGATGGAGTACACGCTCCCGCTGGTAATCTATCCATTACTATAAATGCAGCTACTAGTACTTTAGCAGGTGTAATGGCTGCCAAAGATAAGGAAGAATTAGATAGAATTAATTCAGCCAACTTTGAGGTAGATGAAATTACAGCTACAGAGAGTGTAATACAGATTGCTACTAGTAAGACTGTTGTAGAAGATGGCTCTGTAGAACAAGATACTTTGACTATACCTACTTCTACTGCTGATAAAGCTGGTGTTCAAAGTGCTGCAGATAAGAAACTATTTGATTCAATTCCAGAGGTACATTTTACAGAAAGTGGTAATATTATTCCAGCTGCTGATAAGGTTACAATTAGCCATTCTATTAGTAGAGTAACAGATGGTATATATCAGCCTGCTGGAAATCTAAGAAAAGATATACCTGCTGCTACACAAGAACTTGCTGGTGTAATGACTGCTGCAGACAAAGTTAAGCTTGATGTTACTTTACCTAATTAGATTGCACAAGAAGTACAAGATAGAAAAGATGCTATCTCTGCTTTAGAAACATCTTCTAATGCAGCTATACAGAAAGAAACTCAAGATAGAATGGCAGCAGATGAAGCATTGGATACTAAACTGCAGAGTAATATTGATGCATTAGAATCTAAGCATGACACATTTGTAGCTACTAAAGGTAAAGCTAACGGATTTGCATCTTTGGATGAAAATGGTTTAGTACCTTCATCTCAATTGCCTGCATATGTGGATGATGTCATAGAAGTAGTAACATTTGATGATCTTCCTGAAACTGGTGAAGAAGGAAAGATATATGTAACACTTGATACTAATCTTACATATAGATGGTCAGGTAGTCAATATATTGAGATATCTTCATCCCTTGCATTGGGTGAAACATCTAGTACTGCATATCCTGGTGATAAAGGTAAAGCTAATAGAGACGCTTTGAATGCAATGCCTAGTGCTGTAATGAGGTATATAGACAGTATAACAGCAAATGATGCTCAAGTAACTATACCGTTTAGATATGTAAGTAAGAATGACAGCAATAATCAGTATGAAACTGATAAGAACGCTAGTGTTACCATATCTTCTGCAACTACTAGTACAGCTGGTGTAATGAGTGGTGCTGATAAGACTAAACTAGATAAAGTACTTACTGATGGAGATGGCTCTAAATACTTAGCAGATAATGGTACATATAAGACTATTGAAATAGTAGAAGATACTACTGAAACAGTAAAGACTACTACTGAAATACCTGTAGCAGGTGGACCATTAGCTAACTTACTTAATGACGCTGGTATTACTACTATTAGTCCTGATACTAGTGTTCAAGATCTATTGATGTCTTTATTTACTAAAGAAATGTGGCCTACCAATATTTCATTTAAAGAAGGTAATATTAGTGCATTTATGTCTGCTCCTACATTCTCGCTCAATAAGAGTGGCTTAGTTGAAGTTGGTACAGTTGTAACAGTATCAGATATAAAGATCGGGGCATCTAATAGTAGTACTTCTCATCGTCAATATAGCGGTCTTACTTATGGTTACAGTATAGCTGACGATGATACTAAAGACAGTAGTGACGATACTATAATAGTTTTCGCAAAAGATATAATAAGTGCTGGTAGTGAATATACTTTGAGTAGAAAGATTGCTAATCAGACTGCGGTTGAAGCTGATTCTAATACTGATCCTACTTAGGTTACATTACCGTCTATTACATTTAATGCTATAGAAGGTGATAATAATGTAGTAGTAGAAACTACAGGAACTGAATACTCTTGTAAGTTTGCAGAAATGCCAGTATATTATGCTTGTAGTAATCTTGGTAAGACTGACACTAATCATAAGACTGAAGCTAAGGTTGAAGTAACTAAAACAAGTAATAAACCGTCTAACACTAAGACATTAAAAGTAACAGGTGTGTATCCGTATTTTACTAATAAAGATAATATAGCTGCATTTACCAAGTTGCCTTTAACTACAAATAAGACTCTTGATGTAACATTTGTAGCTGAAACTTCTACTACTAAACATGCATTTAAGATACCTTCTAAATTCAGTGTTAATAAGATTACTTTGTTGAATACGTTAAGTGGAAACTATGAAACGTATGATGTAAGTAAGTTTACTATTACTACTGAAAATATAGATGTACAAGGTACCGAAGTAGAATATAAAGTATATACTCGTAATGATGGAACTAATGGTTCATCTTCATTTAAAATTACATTTTCATAATTATGAAAGAACAAGGAACATTTAATTTTAGTGGTAATCTAGAAGTAAAGAAAGACGCACCATTAGACTCCAGAGACCGCATACCAACGTATGCGGATCTCACTAAAGCAGAAACTTGGACAGATGCTGACGGTGGTATATGGGCATACGAAGGAATGAATACTGTATGTAGAGATAGATTGGGCAAGATATATCAGCTTACTTCATCTGACTTTACGAATATAAACAACTGGAAGGAAATAGGTGGATCTGGTGGAGGAGGGTCTGATCAATATATAATAGAGGTTCCTATGGCAGTATTATAGCTTTCCGATAGTTCTACTTCTGAAGATATCTTGGCCGCTTTTGGTGGAGCTCAAGCTTATATCAATTATGTAAAATAGGTAGTTGAAAATGGAGGAATAGGATTCAGTAGGTTTGTAGATAGTGGAAATGCTATTAATGTTATAATACAACTTAATGCTGCTATTGATACTGATCGTAAAGAATACAGTCTTGATGTGTATTTTTATATGATAAACATTGTAGGTAGTATCATTTATCAGTATGAATCTGATGAATTACAGGGCAGTGCTCGTTATTCTTCATTACCTATATATGCATATATCGAAGAAGCCCCTAAAAATAGTAAGACATACGGTCGTAATAATGGACAATGGACAGAAATAACAGGAGGGGGTAGTGATACACAAGAAGTATTCTTATTCTCTCCTACATTAGATACAGCTTCTAAAAAGATTACTCAACAGGACTATGACAACTTACAAGCTTCTGTTCAAGCTAATAAGATTGTAATGGTTCCTAATGGATTATATCAATATACAGTAGATGGATCATATGTTCCTGCTAGTGTATAGAGTTCTGATCCTAGTAGTATCGTACTGTTCTATACAGTTGAGCTTAATCCTACTAATCATATTATGGTATCTATTACTATTAGCAGTAATTTAACTGTTACTGTTGTATAGAATGAAATAAATAATGGTAAGTTAAAGGTAGAGAGCGGTAGTGAAGCTATTGACCTCCTTACTTCAAATAAAAGGATTACGGATTAGACAATCGTAAAAGACTATATAAATAAAGTTTTAGGTACTGACTTGAACACTTTTGTAAATGATACCTTAGCTGGTAAAAACCCTAATAGATTTATTTATGATAACTCTAGTTATTCAGGAGTGTATATGACTTTTACAGGTTTATACAATTCAGATGACAATATTGTCAGCTTTATCTATAGTTGTACCAATTCTCAAAGTCTTAAATAGTTGATTATGAATGATGGTAGTACAACAGGCGAGGATTATTTATTTGAGGTTAAGGATGTTGTTACCTCTGATAATTTAAATACTATAACAAAGATATCATCCACAGATTATGCAGCTTTAGGCACAAAAGATCCTAATACAATGTATGCAGTAACTGAATAAATATAATTATAAAATCTTATGAGTAAACTCAAAGTTGGTGCGCAAGACGCTAGTAAAGTGTATCTTGGAGGAAATAATATATTAGCTGATTTAACTGGTCTTAATTATAGTGTAGATAAAACACTGTTCCGTAATAATGCAAGTGGATATTGTTTTATAAATGTTTCGGATGAAGACAAAACTATATACATATACGATGATAGCTTTTCTGAAGCAATAGTTATACCAAAAAAATCAGTTAAAGTTTATGATGCTTAGAATAGTGATGGAAGTTCATCTATTACTCTTAAGGCTTACGTAGATATGACTATATCTATATTTTCTGTTGGACATGAAGGTGGAGATTTTGGAGAAACGATTTGTCGTTCAAATCAAGTGATCAGTAAAAAGTAGATTATAAATGCCGGCTCTTATAAAAATTGTGCCATCTATTACATAACAGCTTAAATATTGAACAATATGGAAGAAGCTAAATTAGGTTCACAAAATATAGGTAAAATATTCCTTGGCAGCTAGCAACTGGGGGGGGTTAACGCTGTATAGGAATACAGTAGAGAACATGGAAAATCACCCAAAGTTAATACTGTACATTAACACTAATGATATTGATAAGGAAGTAATACTCAAAATGGATGATAATGATATAGACTATACTATTTTACCAAATGGAATATCATTCATAGCCCTCTATCAAGAAAAATGGTAGAATATGAGAGTTACAGAAGATGTTTGGGTATGTGGATATACAGATAGAGGTGATGTATAGCCCTTATCTTATTTAGTAGCGGGAGAGTATATTCCAATAGACTTAGCTGGTTATAATGGAATAATAGTACTAATTTCTGCACAATAATATAATTACAATTATACTTTTAAATAAAGATGAATCCGTACTTAGTTCATATGTCAGATAGAGAATTACTAGAGTAGATATATGTTATTACTCTAGATTAATGTTAAAGTCAGTGAGATTGATAATGACTCTAAACAATTCGGTATGAACTTAGCTGCGGATTTATTAGGTAATATATTAGACAAATCAGTTAGTAATTGAAGAAATACTAATAATATACAACATGGAATTGTTATTAAAAAGAATATTTAGAGGGGATAAGTATACTATAGGTAAGTTATACTGTAAAACTTATTCTGATGAACAATACGCATCTGGAAATGGTTTTGACCTGATGTATATATGTGATACTCTTGAAGATACAGATAGAGGGCTAGACTCTAAAATGACTTTAGATGAAATCAGAAGTATGAAAGTCAAAGGAGTAACAGCAATACCTACTGGTACTTACAGTGTTACTTTAGATATACAATCTCCTAAATTTAGTAACTATAAACAGTATTCATTTTGTAATGGTTATCTGCCTAGATTAGTAGGAGTTCCTGGTTATGATGGCGTACTAATACACATCGGTAATACTACACAGGATACAGATGGTTGCATACTTGTTGGATAGAATAAAGTAAAAGGACAAGTTATTAATAGCACTAATACTTTTAAAGAGTTGTACTAGATGCTTAAAATGCACACAGATATTCACGAACCTATATATATCACTATAGAATGAAAGCTACACTATCTAAATAATGTAGAATGAAATAAAAACAAAGAAATATTATGATAAGACAAGAAAATATTAATTTTGTAGCATCTAAGTATGCTCCTAATCCAACTGAAGTAGCATATTGGATTGATTTATCTGCAGATAGTTCAGGTAATGTCATAAAGAGTAATACTGATGGCATGTGGATACCTATTAACAATAGTGACAACGCTGATTAGACTGAATAGATTAATCAGATCAAGAGTAACCTTAATGCTGAGATTAGTAGAGCTACACAAGCTGAATAGAACTTAGCAACTACATTAGCTACTAAAGCAGATAGTGAGGCAGTATACACTAAACAAGAAACTACAGATATTGTAAATGCTGCTAAGGTAACTGTAAATAATACTCTTACTTCTGACTCTATAGTAGAGGCTTTATCTGCAGCGCAAGGTAAACAGTTAATGGATTTAATTAATGCTTTGACTGATAGAGTAACAGCACTTGAAACACCTGAAGTTCCAACTGTATAAATTTAATTAATTATGACAACGTTAGCATAGAATGCAAATGCAGGTTTATTCGTAGGTAGTTCTTTGATTTCTAGTCAAGAAGGTCCTCAAGGTCCTTAGGGGGAACGTGGTACTGATGGAGCAAGTGCTTCTATTACAGATGTAACAGCTACTATAGATTCTAATGTAGGTACTCCAGCAGTTACTGTAACTATGGGGGGGACTGCACAAGCTAGAACGTTTACTTTTAACTTTAAGAATCTTAAAGGAGTACAAGGTGCACAAGGAATTCAAGGAGAAAAAGGTGATACTGGTGCTAAGGGAGATACTGGAAGTAAAGGTGATAAGGGTGATAGAGGTACAGATGGAGTATCTTGTACACATTCATGGAATGGTACTACTCTTACTGTTACATCTGCTTCAGGTACATCTTCTGCTAATTTAAAAGGAGATAAAGGAGATACAGGAGCAACTGGATCTCAAGGCCCACAAGGACCAAAAGGTGACAAAGGA